ATAGAAACGATTGCGGCAGCGGATCCCGATCGCCCACGTGATCCAACCGCGAAGCTTCACGAGCGGCTTCATGGCTCGCGCGGAAGCTGAGGCTTGGGCGCGAAGAACACCGCAAGCACTCCCACTACCGCAGCGAAGATGCCGAGACCCTCGGCCATCCCCAATGCGTTGTGCGCGCTTGCGATGGTCGCGCCCAGCAGCGCCACCCACATCACGAGGATGCAGGCAGCGCTCAAGTTGCCGCGCCTGCGGCAGCTCGAGTCGCAGCCCGACATCTCAGGCCTCGACCGGCTCTTCGATCGGATTGACGATCAGCGACAGCTTGGGCCTTTGCCAGTCAAGCTTGAAGCCCTTGACGCTGCTCGTGTCGTACACGGTCCCGTTCGAATCGTCGAACGCGACGACCATGCCCTGGTTGGACAGGCGATTGAGCTCGCGCGTTTGCAGGTACAGGTCCTGGCCGATCTCGTCGCCCGTCGGGTAGGGGCGATCGGTGTCCAGCGGGATGAACGTGCCGTTGTCGCCGTGCCAGCGCGCGATGCCGTTTTCCAGCAGGTCGATGTGGTAGTTCACGCCGGTCACTTCGTCGCGCATCGGATGCACGCCGGGCGCCGCACGGAAGCTGATCACCACCGGCACACCGGCAAACGGATCGTCGGCTTCGCTGTGCGCATGCGTCGTGTCCCACGAGTCGGGACCGTCGTCATCTTGTGGCGCCTGCGCACCCAGCTCAGGCAAGCCGAGACCCTTGCGCACGAGCGGATCCTTCGGGTCGGCCAGATCTCGCAGCAGCTCGACGGCGCCGGCCAGCGGGTGATCGGTTCCCTCGATGCCGTTGATCACGTTCAGGGCGTCGCGATGGACGCGGCGCGTGGCGGCGATCGCGAACGCTTCGTTCTCGAAGAACTCGTCGGTGTTGTCGGGGATCGACACGTCGTTGCCCAGGCCCTGCACGGCGAGCTTTTGGTCCTTGCCTTCGCCCACGATCACCTTGTCCCAGTCCTCGGGCGACTCGGGATCGAACTCGACCCAGAATCCGTCCTTCACGTTCAGCTCGATGTCGTGCTGAGTGGCGTCCTCAGTGGCCAGCGTCGCACCGCCGATCGAGCGGATTTCCAGATCGTTGCCGATCACGGCGATGTAGTAGGGCGTGGTGCCGCTGTCGGACATGAACAGGCCGCGCTCACCGCGGAAGTAGCGCGGGCCGTTACCGGTAACGCAAGCCGCTTCGTCCAGCCCGATTTCCATCTCGTCGTAAGCGCGCTGGTCCTCGCCGCCCGGGTAGCCGTCGCCGCCGTTGGCTTGGGGGCTGTCGGGGTCGGGCAGGGTGGTGTCGGCCGGTGCCGGGTGCAGGACCACTCCGCCGCCGATTGCGATCAGCGAATGGGCGAAGGCGTTGCCAGTGGGCGGCGGGTTGATCGGGCCGAGCTCGGGCTTCGGAGCACTCACGCTCACGTTGTCGGGGGTGAAGGCGGTGAAGGTGCCGTCGGCCAGGGCCTGGCTGTCCCGCGGATTCAGGATCCAGCCCACGCCCGTCAGCGGGCGGCCGGACGCCGGGTCGTAGAACACGGCGTAGCCCTGCTCGACACGCATGTAGCGATCCGGAGCTTGCGTGACGCGGTACGTCTGGCCTTCGGCGAAGGCGGCGGGGGTGGAAGTGGATTCGGCGGGGGCGCCGGCAGAGGCTTCGGATGCGGACTCGGCGCGGGCGCCGACGTTGTCGGGGTTTGCCATGTGGCTGGACTCCAAGGTTGTGACCCAAATCGGGTCGGGGACCGCTTGCGCGGCGATGAGGTTGGGAATGCTACGAAACAACCGGGCCTTGTCAAGCGTCGCTGTCGTTTAGAAACAACGGCGAAAACGCTCGATTTCAGGTGTCGAAAACGAGATGAATCGCTTTCGAATCAAGGGCTTAGCCGATTTCGATTTTCACGAAAATGCGACTTTCCAAACGTGGGCCCGGGGTCGGGGTAAAAACGCCGAGCACATAGATTTCGCACAGTCGTCCGAAAAAACGAGCTGTTTTTGAAAACCATATTTCTCGGAAAGTTCTCCTCGGCTTCCCAATATGTAAATTCCAGAAGGTTCAAAATCAGCTAACCGCTTGATCCGCTTGATAAACCTTCTGGAATTTAGGCCTCACTTGGTCGATTTCCAACATAATTATGGTGTGACCACTTGCAACAGAACGGTCGTACAGACACGTCCTGTTGCAATGTTACAAAGTTGTAAGTGTTGTTTTTAACCTCAGGTTACAACTGTGGTTTGAAAACAACGCCGTTTTGTGACGTCTGCTTACAACTGCCTGAGCCCGCTTGTACAACCAACTTCGTATTGTAAAGTTGTGTAAATCTGCTCAGGGCACGCTCGGAACCAGCTCCGGAATGAGCGGCAACTGCAGCCGAATAGGCCGGAAGTTCACTTCGCAGTACCTGGCCCGGCTGGCCATTGCCTCGATCATCGCGATTTTGACCGAGGCTCGGATCAGGTTCAGGCGCCCGGGCGTCAGAGATCGAACCCGCACAACAGCATGTCCTCGAGCTCCGTCACGAGCCCGTCAAAGTCTTCCTCAGGCCCGAGCAGGCACGCCAGCGCCCAGACAGCGTCGTAGGACACGCCGAAGTCATCGGCAAGGGCTCGCAGGTACGCCTCGCGATTGGCGTGCCCACGCGCCTGATAGAGATTGGTGCCGATCGGCACTATGTTGCGATCCATGGCAGGCCTTTCAGTGCAAAACGAGGGGAAGGGTTGCGAACGAGCTCAGGTTGTCGAGGTAGCCCTCGACTTCGCTTTGCGTGGGTGTGTTCAGCTGCCAGGCGCTGATCTGGGACTGGAACGCGCCAGCCCAGTCGTCCTGCAGGAACACCTCTTTGTTCGTGCGCTTGTCGACGATCTCGAAGCCGTTCTTGCTCACGCTTCGAAACGCGATCGGCTTGTCGTATCGGACGTGAACGACAGCGAAGTTCTCGCTGTCGTAGAGCATGGTCATGCTCGAATTGGTGTGGGCCTGAGCGAGTTCCATTCAGACCTCCGCGAAGATCGAGTGGGACACGGCCTGTGCGACCTGCTGCGCCTCCTGCGCAGTCACGGCGCCGCCGCGTCTTGCGATTCGGGTGACGCCCCGCTGCTCGCGCGCCCACTGCGGCACCTCGATGCGGCTGCGATGAGGCCAGCCGAGGCACACGAACGTGTCTCGCACGAACGGCTCGCACAGGATCCAGCCGTCGGGCAGTTGCGGAATCGCACCGGCAGCGTCGTGCGGTTCGATTGCGACGTCCACGTAGACGAGGTCGTCCGAGTAGAAATCGCCAGAGAGAGTGGTGTAGATGCCGAGATCGTTCAGCGCATCGACCAGAGGCGCGACCTTGGGATTGATCGGCTCGTCGGGCCAGAACGTGGCTACGTGTTGCGCGGTGAATTCGCGCGCAGAGAGGGATGAGAGCATGGGGACTCCAAAGAAAAAAGCGGCAATGCGCCGCGGAATGGCACCGCTGTCACACGAGTGCCGAATTCAGTTTCGAATCGGATTTCGATTCGAATTCAGGTTCGAACCGGGACACCTGGCCCCGTCAACGTCAATGTGTTTCAAACACACCAACTTTTCTTTCCCTGTCGTGAGTCCCCGACAACGCCGACGGCCGAGGCCATCGCCCATGTGCGAAGTGGGAGACTCACGACAGGAAAAGCAGCCCCCGACAACGTCGGTGACAGCAAAATCCTCCCCGCGCAGCATTCGTCGGCCGCGCCCTTTGATGTTGTCGGGGGCTGGGAAACCTTCATTCACGTCCCCCAGCTTTTCTTCTCGTGTGGACGACAGAACACCCTTGTCAAAGGCTGCGGTGTTGTCGTTGTCGGGGGCGCAGCTCGGCCCCGGAAAAATCAGCCGATCGCGATGTCGGCGCGCACGAAGTCGTCGCGGCAAAACCGCAAACGAGACACACGCTTGAGCTCTTCGAGCGTGGGCCAGTGATCCAGGCGCATGTCTTCGAAGATGCCGTTGGACCAGACGAGGCGAATGAGCACGAACATGGCAAGGACTCCTAAAAAGCGCCGCAGGCAAGCGCTGCGGCAAGGTCTGAAACACTGGCCCACGTGATGGCGCGGCCCTTGTCGGGAATGGTTTTCACGCGCCCACCAGCGCCCAGCTGCACGACAACGTGCACGCCCTTGTGCACGAATTGGCCCTGCGTGATGGCGCGCTCGACTTGCATGCGGCAGGAAAACTCCGCATCCAGCCCGGCGCGCTCACGAAGGCGCTGGCGCTCATCAAGGCGCACCTCGCCGAAAAGCGAGTCGCGCGGCATGCCGCGCGAGCCGTCGGCCCGTTTGGGCCTCGTGCTGCGCAGCGTGACCTGGCCCAAGCCCCCTCGGCAGTGCTCGATCACGGCTTCGTGCAAGCCGTCGAAGCGATCCAGAAGCGCCGTGCCCTGCGAGACGCTTCCCCAAGGAATCGCCCGCTCAGGGGTAAAGCCCTTGCCGTGGCGCCGCTTCCTTGGCGGGATGACGATTTCTCCTGCGTAGCGCGCGCCGGCAAGCTTGCGCGCGCTCTTGTTGGCTTCGTGCATGGGGCACTGGCTCCTTTCGTTACCGGTAACGGCTTGGTTCTGCCCGCCTGGAAGCGGGCACAACAAAGCCGCCGAAGGCTTGCGCCTTTGGCGGTTTGAAAAACCCGGCTTTCGCCGGGTGAAGGGGTCAGGCTTGCGCCGTCTCGCGCTGCGTTTGGCGCATCGCGGCGAGCGTCGCGTCGCGCTGCGCGAGCAGGTCGCGCAGTTCGGCGATTTCGCGCTTGAGAGCATCCTCGCGCGTCGCGGCTTGCGCCGCTTCGCTGGGACCCCAGAGGCGCTGCGATGCTTCGGCAATCGCAGGGTTCAAGGTCTGCTCCTGCGGCGCGAGCAGTTCGCCAAACTTGGCCAGCGCGCGGCGCGATGCGCCGACGGTTGCCGGAAGGCTCACCTGCGGATGCAGCGGCATCTCCTCGAAGGACTCCAGCGCGCGCTGCCATGTATCGAGATGCTCGCGGCGCGCGCTGAGCATGTCCGAGACAAGCTTCGCGTACACGCTCGCCGTGCTGAAGTCAGGCGCCTTGCTTTCCTTGGCGCCCTTGGCCTTCACGGCAGGCAGACCCGCGGCTTCGCGCATCACGCGGCGCACGTCTTCCCGGATGATCGCACCGGCTTGGCGGATTTCCGTGATGCTTGCGCCCGTTGCGGCAAGCGCGAGGAAGCCGGAAAACAGGCTTTCCTGCATCCCCTTGCGCGCGTCGGCCGCGCGCTTGGCCTCTTGCACAACGACAGCCACGGCCTTGGCGTTGTCGCCTTGATAGCTGTTCAGAAAGGCGCGGATGGCGCCATCGATGTCATTGATTTGCATGGTGAGGACTCCAAAAAACGGCAGGTTTGCGCCCGTTGCCGCGCCGTTACCGGTAACGGGGATTGCACCAGTATGGTGCATGGTGGCGGATGCCGCGCCATGCCGCGCAGCGTCCGCATGGTTGCCGCGCGCTGCATCCCCGACAGCGGCAGCACGCGCGGACAGGGCGAACCCATCCACGCGCGCAGCGCCACCGGAGTATGAACGTACATTAACCATGCATCCACTATAAGGCAGTTAACAAGGTGATGTATTAGGATAAACCCTTAGAACAAAAGGATGACGTTGACGGGTAGCGTTTTCGCATCGTGGAATGGCCGGGGCGCCTTCCTGGTGGCTTCCACGCGGCGCAGGTTTTTTCAAACTTTGCATATAAAAGTTCTAATGTACCCATGTGTACCTGAAATGGGTACGATCCGACCCATGAAGTACCTCATCGCGAGCATCGCGCTGGCCGCCGCGGCCGCGCACGCAGCCCCGGGCGACTTGAAGGCCGACCAGGCTGCCACCGATCGGGCCGTCGCCAAGCTCGAGCAGGACGTCAAGGCGCAGCGCGCGCAGGAAGCCGCGCAGCCCGGCGGCCGGCCGCTGTGGCAGTGGTTCGCACTTGGCCTGCTGATCGCCGCTCCCGCGGTCGTCGTCGTGCGAAGGCGCAAGTGACCTCGCGCCGCGCTCGGCAGCTGCGTCGCCCGAAGTCTGAAAGCCGGGGGATTGCTATTAAGACGCCTTCGCCCCTAGTTTCGGGGTGCGATGCCCAAGAAGAACGGCAACAAGCCGCCGGAGCTGACACCCGAGGAAAAGCGCCGCCAGCGCAACCGCCGCTACTACGAGCGGCACCGGGAAAAGCTCCTCGTTAGCCAGCGAGAACGCTACGCCGAGCAGACGGTCGTCGAGCGCGCCAAGCAGCAATTTCGCTCCGCGCGCTACCGCGGCCAGGCCGAGCACATCCCGGAGTGGAACGACCTGGAGGAAGCCGCGCGCACGTACGTCGCGGCCATGATCATGACCGAGCTGACCGGCGAGCAGTACGTCGTGGACCATGTCGTGCCCCTGAACCACCCGCTCGTGTGCGGCTTGCACAGCCACCAGAACATGGAGGTGATCACCGCGCGCGAGAACGCGCTGAAGAAGAACCTGTTCTGGCCGGGCATGCCCGCGATCACGTGGGAGAGCTGGAAAATGATCGAATCGACCCAATTTCACTGAAAATTGCCTTACAATCTAGCGAAATTCAATGAAATCAGGCAGTTTTCACGCGAAAATGAGTGAAAAAGACTCAAAAACGAGCAAAAAAGTCGTCGATTTGAAGGCTTTAGTGGCCGAAATCGAGGCTGGAAAGCTCACCAAAAAGCAGGCCGCCGAGTCGATCGGCAAGACCTACGCGCACTTTTGCGTGATGCTCTCGCGCGCCGGCCTGATCGATCGCGTGCGCACGCGCCGCGCGGCGGCCAAGTACGACACCGATGCGATGAAAACTGCCGTCAACGAGGCGGTTTCGACGCTCGAGAAGACCGCCTTGAGCGACATCGCTCGCAAACACGGCATCCCCGATGCGCAATACGCGGCCTTCGCGATGCGCGTCCTCCACATAAAAAGAAGCCGCATGAAAGCGGACATCCTCCATGGCCAAACCCAAGATTCCGGAGCTGCCGCAGGCGGCTGAAGGCGCGCAAAAGCGCGTGACTCACTCGCTGCAGGTCAACCTCGACGGCATGCCCGTCGACGAGTTGCTCGAGCTGCGCACCCTGATCGACCAGAAGCTGCCCGCGCGCCAGCTCAAGGACATCGACCTTGAGCAAGAGCTCGTGCTGCAGCTGCTTGCCACGCAGGAGCTGCAGCGCAAGGTGCTCAAGGACGACGAGGCGCCGGCCAACCAGATGGCGCAGGTCTCCAACGCGGTGCAGGCAGCCTTGCAAAACCTCGTGAAGCTGCAAGGAGAGGTCTTCAAGAGCGAACGCCTGAAGCGCCTGGAGACGATCCTGCTCGAATGCATCAAGGACTTGCCCCACGAGGTGCAGGACCAGTTCCTCACGCTCTACGAGCTGAGGCTGGAGGGGCTGTGATGCTGCGCGCGCGGGACCTCGAAGTCGTCAAGCTCGCCGGGCGCATCGCGCGCCGCACGCTTGCCCCGGCTCTGTGCCTCTTGAACCACCGAGAGCACCATCACGTGATCGTCGGCTACAGCAACCGGACGCACCGATGGCGCTGCTTCAAATGCAAGCGTGAATGGGACGACTAGCCCCGACAACGTCAACGTCAGCCACAACGTCAGCCCCGAAGAAACAGAACATAGCTTTTCCAGTTTCCCGGCAATCGATCAACTTTATGTTGCGATGCCGATCCGCCAACAACAAGAAAAAGAACATGGCGACTCTCAAACAACTCCTGACCGACGCGCGCGTCGCATTCGAAAACCGCGACGAATACGCGCACCGCTTCGCGCTCGAGCGAATCGCGAAGGCCTTTCCGCAGTACGCGCCCGCGGATCCCAGTCGTCCCGCGCAGACAGCTAACGTGACCTTCGCTCCGAACATCGTCGCCTGCCGGCTCGGCTCGGGCGTGCAGGGCCTGCGCCAGTGTGAGTGCGAGTGCGGCCAGTGCTCGATTCGGAGGACGACGTGACCAGCGAACTCGTCACCGAACACGTCAAGCGCCTTCGCGCGGCGACCACGCACAAGCTGCACATGGGCGATGTGCCCAAGTGGGTCGCCGAGAACACGACCATCAACGGCCGGGCGTACTCGTTCAAGGACCACGAGTACCAGATCCGCACGATGGGCGACGAGTCGCAGGAGATCGTGATTCGCAAGTGTTCGCAGGTCGGCATTTCCGAGTCGGAGATCCGCAAGGCGTTGGGCCTCGTGGCGATCATGCCGCGCTACAACATCATCTACACGTTCCCGACGGCGACGTTCGCGTCCAACTACGTCAAGACGCGTATCGACCCCGTGATCCTGGGCTCGGCTGCCTTGCGCACGGCGATGCACAACGGCGTGGACTCGGCTGACACCAAGCAGGTCGGCGACAACTTCCTGTACTTCAAGGGCGCGCAGGCGGGCAACGCCGCGATCTCGGTGGCCGCGGACCACTTGATCCATGACGAGCTGGACTTCAGCGACATGGTGATCATCTCGCAGTACCAGTCGCGCCTGACGCACTCGCCCTTCAAGCGCAAGACCAAGCTGTCCACGCCCACGATTCCCAAGGGCCCGATCGACAAGGAGTTCGCGGCCAGCCGCCGCCACTGGCTGTTCGTCAAGTGCGATCACTGCAACCACCAGTTCGTGCCCAACTACTACGAGCACGTGCTGATCCCGGGCTACAGCAACGACCTGCGCTACATCACGAAGGACAACCTTCACACGATCCGCTATCACGAAGCGAAGCTGCACTGCCCGCGATGCGGCAAGGTGCCCAGCTTGCAGGTCGAGCACCGCCAGTGGGTGTGCGAAAACCCGAGCGAGAACCACCTTGCGGTGGGCTATCAGATCCAGCCGTTTGACGCGCCGAACCTCATCACGATCCCGTATCTGGTGGAAGCGAGCACGCAGTACGACCGCATCGTCGACTTCCAGAACTTCAACCTCGGCTTGCCGGCGGAGGACAAGGACAACGGCCTGACGTTGGAAGACATCGAGCGCTGCAAGGTGAACCTGCTCACCTCGCCGTTCACCACGCACGTGCTGGGCGGGGACATGGGCTTGCTGTGCCGCGTCGTGATCGGCAACTACCTGCAGACCGGGGAGTTCCTCGTCGTGCACAAGGAGCAGATCCCGATCGGCAAGTTCAAGGTGCGCTACCGAGAGCTGTGCGCGCAGTTCCGCTGTACGGCCAAGGTGCTGGACGCGCAGCCGTACGTCGAGACGGTGATGTCGCTGCAGGAGGAAGACCCGAACCTGTACGGCGCTGTGTTCGTGCGCAAGGAAAAGCTGGAGGTGTACGACATCTCCACGCGCGAGGAAAACGAGGAGGCGGGCAAGACCGCGCTGCGCCAGGTCTCGATCAACCGCAACAAAGCGCTTGATTTGCTGATGGATGACATCCGCTACCAGGACGCCACAGGCATCAACAAGCCCATGATCCGTGTGAACGCGTCGGAAACCGAGGGCGCGGGCGGTGTGCCTTGGAAGGTGTTCACCGACCAGCTCACCGACATGAAGCGGATGAAAAAACTCACCGACTCGAACGACTTCGAGAACGTGTGGGTCAAGTCCGACGCGAAGAACGACCACTTCCACTTCGGCCTGCTGTATGCGTGGGTGGCCGCGAAGCTGCGCGCGACGGTGGTCGGCGGCATCGAGCCGGGGATGATGGGCGTGTCCACGTTCAAGCACAAAACCAAGGAAGACTCGACGGTCTTCGGCGGCGCGCAGGCCGGGCGGCGAGGCACCGGTTTGCGAAGGGATTGACGGGGGATTTACTTTCCGTTTGGCGCATCCCTAGTCTGGGACGATGCTCGCGCGACTTGGAAAGCTTCTGCGGTCGATGACGGGGTCGGCTCGGCCGCAGGCCGGCTCGACCCTGCCGCCCATTGTGGACCCGAAGGTCCCCAACAAGCAGCAGACGCAGCAGTCGTTTTCCAAGCGCACGAAGACGACCAACGCGGACATCCGCATCCTCGAGACCGACCGCAGCACGGCCAGTCTCGATCTGCTGTCGCTGCGCTCGGGCAGCACCACCAAAGGGGTCATTCGCGACCTCGCGAAGGTCTCGCCCGACCTGTCCGGCGCGCGCTGGGCCTACCAGCGCATGGTGGTCACGCGCGGCTTCAACGCCATCGCCTACAACCAGGACGGCACGCCCAATCCGCAGGCGACCTCGGCGCTGCAGCAGCTGATCGCGCGCTTTAACAACCTCACGGACTACACCGACGGCTTTTCCGCGGTGGCGTCGCTGTACTCGGTGGCCGAGCAGCTCACGAGCGAGTTCGTGACGTATGGCGCCGCGTCCATGGAGCTCGTGCTTGACAAGGCGCGCCTTCCCAACCGCTTGCAGCCGATCTCCACGACGCAGCTGGTCTTCTACGAAGAGAAGTCCGACGGGTACACGTACCCGATCCAGCGCATCAACGGCAACGAGATCAACCTGGACATCCCGACGTTCTTCTACGAGTCGATCGATCAGGATCTGCTGCAGCCGTACAGCGACAGCCCGCTCGAGGCGGCGCTGCAGGCCACGCTTGCCGATGCCGAGTTCACGAATGACCTGCGCCGCACGATCAAGCGCGCGCTGCATCCGCGGCTGAAAGCCAAGATCGTCTACGACACGTTCAAAAAGACGATTCCTCCGAACGTGCTCGGCGACCCTGTGGCGCTGAAGGCGTATCACGAAGAGTTCATCGCCAACATAGCGGCGACGGTGAACTCGCTTGAGCCGGACGACGCGCTCGTCACGTTCGACACCACCGAATTCGATTACCTCAATAACGGCAACGTCACTCTGAACAAGGAGTGGGAGGTGATCGCGAACCTGATCAACGCCAAGCAGGCCACCGGCACGCACACGCCGCCGGCCGTGCTTGGCCACGGATCGGGTTCGCAGAACATCGCATCCACGGAGACGATGCTTTTCGTGCGCTACTGCGAGGGCATCCAGAACCACGTCAATTCGATGCTCTCGCGTGCGCTGACGCTTGGCGTGCGCCTCCTTGGCTACGACGTGTACGTCGAATTCTCGTTCGACCGTATCGACCTGCGGCCCGACAGCGAGCTCGAGGCGTTCCGCGTCATGCGTCAGGAACGAATCCTCGAGCAGCTGTCGTGGGGCTTCATCAGCGACGAGCAGGCCTCGATCCTGCTGACCGGCAAGCTGCCGCCGCCCGGCTTCAAGAAGCTCTCGGGCACGCAGTTCCAGGTGCAAAAGACCGAGTTCGGCAACGCCTCGAGTAACACCAGCAACGGCTCGGGCAACAGCAACTCGCAGCCGCAGGACCAAAACAAGCAAACCCCCACGCAATCGAAAGGGCCCGTCACGCGGGTGAAGTGACATGAACGAACTGATGGACATCAAGTTCTGGGCAGGCACGGAGGAGTCCTTCGGGGTCTACCTGCTTTGCCTGAAGAAGATGATCGACAGCGGCGACTTCGAGAAGTTCGCCGCGGGCGCGTTCGCCTCGCAGCAGTCGCAGGCGAGCGAAGAAGACGTGCCGCGCCTTTTCTCGCAGCACGGCAACGTCGGCATCGTCAAGATCGCCGGCCCCTTGAACAACTCGAGCTCGTGGCTCAACCAGGTGTACGGCATGACCGGCTACCCGGAGATCCGCGATGCGATGGTGTACGCGGCCAAGAAGCCCGACGTCGGCGCGATCGTGCTGGACGTGGGCTCCGGTGGCGGCGCGGTGGCCGGCGTGTTCGACACCGCGAACCTGATCTCCACGATCGACTCGCAGGTCAAGCCGGTTCACACCTTCTCCTCGGGCGGCATCATGTCCGCGGCCTACCTGCTTGGCTCGGCCGCGCGCACGGTGAACATCGATCAGATGGCCGAGGCCGGCTCGATCGGTGTCGTCGCGGTGCACCAGGAGATGAGCAAGATGCTTGCCGACATCGGCATCACGCCCACCGTGATCCGCTCGGGCAAGTACAAGGCGCTGGGCAATCCGTTCGAGCCACTGAACGACACCGCGAAGTCGGAAATGCAAAGCCAGGTCGACCACCTTGCGGGCATCTTCGATCAGCACGTGGCCGATCAGCGCGGCACGACTGCGCAGATCGTGAACGAGAAGATGGGTCAGGGTCGCATCTTCATCGGACAGCAAGCCAAGGATGTGGGCCTCGTCGACGGCATCAGTTCGTTCGACGCAGTGGTGTCCAAAATCCAAGGGGGGATTGACTCTGCAAAAGACCGCTCCAAGTATGGCGCGAATTCCACGAACAAGAACAACCAAGGAATTCAAGCAGTGAAAACTCCTCTGACCGAAAAGGACATCGTCGCTCTTGCCGCGGCGGGCTTCGCCGTCAAGGCCGATGCCGAACTGACCGCCGAGCAGACGCAAGCGCTCGAAGCTGCTCGCAAGGCCGAGAAGGAAGCTGCTGACAAGGCCGCGTCCGACGCCGCTGCCGCTGCAGCCTCCAAGAACGACAAGACGCCCACGGCGCTCGAGCTCGTGCAAGGCCAACTTGCTGCCGCGCAGGCGCAAGTCACCAACCTCACGATCGAGCTGCGCGACGAGAAGGCCGCCAGCGAGAAGGTCAAGGGCTCGCACGCTTCGATGCGCGCGATCGTCGTGGCATCCGCAGGTCGCATGAAGGTCGCGCTCGGCCAGACGCCCGGCGGCGAAGACGCACTGGATGACGCCGCTCTGCTCGCTGCTCACGAGGCTCTCGTGACCGAGTTCCAGAAGAAGTTCCCGGCCGGCGGCGTTGCCGCGGTGGCCGCGGACAAATCGAACAAGAGCCAAGACGCGTCCGATCCCACGCGCGCGGCTCGCATCGCGGCGACGCGTCCCACCGGCAAGAAATAAGGAGAACAAGAAATGCCGAAGTTCCAGATGGGCGTCACGATCGCGCCCGACCAAATCAACGATACCGCGCGTATGGGCGGCGCCTCCGGCGCGAACCCCATGACGCAGAGCGACCAAGGCAAGTTCGTCAAGCTCGCTGGTGGCAGCCGCTATGACCTGTGCGACGCGGGCGACAAGATCGAAGGCATCGCGCAGACCGTGCAGGACCCCGACAAGGGCACCTACGACGGCTACACGCTTGGCGGCGTGCAGAAGGAAGGCCGCGCGATCGCTTACGCCGATGGCTCTGAAGCCGCCGGCACGGGCTCGCTTGCCGTGGGCGACTATGTCGTGTGCGGCACCGTCGTGGCCAAGGGCACGGCCCTGACCGACTACCCGAAGGTGCGCAAGGCGACGAACCAGCCCGGCTCGGTTCCTGCCGACCTGACTGCTGCGGCAGACCAGGTGAAGAACGCGATCTTCGCGTGGCGCGTCATCGAGATCCTGTCGGGCACCGGCGCCGTCGGCGACAAGGTCCTCATCGAACGCGTGACCGACTAAGCGGCCCGCCACCACAAGAACAAGGAGAAAAAAGTGGCAAAAGAACTGGTTTACGTCGCAGCTAACGGCGACAAGCTGCCGATGGACCTCTCGCTTGCGATGGTCAAGGAGGCGTGCGACGCTGGTGTCGGTCTGCGCGAGTGGATCAACGCCAAGTACCCCACCAACGCTGAGCGCGACGGCACCGCCTTCGAGCAGGCGATGGAGCAAGCGGGCCTGTTCATCGGCGGCAACCGCGCGATGGGCATCCGCAAGACCAACTTCGCGGACATCCTGAACCCCGCCAACGAGGCTGCGGGCTCGGTGATCACGCGCGACAACGTGCCGGCTTCGCGGATTCTGTTCCCGCCGGCCATCCTGTCGGTCATCGAAGACAAGCTGAAGGTCGACTACAGCGAGTCCACCGCCGCCATCAACTCGATGGTCGCGTACGAGGACTCCATCCAGGGCACGCGCTTCGAGCGCCCGGTGCTGAACTTCAGCAAGCCCGAAGCCGCTCGTTCGGCACCGGTTGCGCAGCTCTCGCTGCCCAACTCGATGCTCTCGATCACGGCGTCGGACAAGCCGATGGTCGTGCCGAGCTGGTCGCTGGGCATGGAGATCTCCGAGCAGGCGCTGCAGATCACCTCGGTGGACCTGGTAAGCCTTGCCCTCGGCCGTCAAGCCGAAGTCGAGCGAAGCGAGCGTTCGTTCACGCAGATCCTCGCGCTGCTCCAAGGCGACCCCGACAACGGTCAGGCTGCATTGAGCGCCACCGAGGCGAAGACCCTCGACGCGTCGATCACGACCGACGGCGTGCTCACGCAAAAGGCGTGGGTGGCGTGGCTGTCGCGCAATGCGAACAAGCGTCGCATCGACACGATCGTGACCGACCTTGCCACGGCCATCGCGATCGAGAACCGCACTGGCAAGCCGGTGATCACGGGTGACAACCCGAACAGCAAGCGCATCGACACGCTGTTCGAAGTGATGAACCCGCACTGGCCGGATCGCGTGAGGATCTTCCTCACGACCGACCCGAACTGGCCGGCCAACACGATCCTCGGCCTGGACACCCGCTACGGCGTCCACCGCGTGACGAGCCTGTCGGCGCAGTTCTCGGCGATCGAGCAGTTCGTGCTCAAGCGCTCCACCGCGATGCGCTTCGACAACGGCGAACTCCTGTATCGCCTGTTCGATGAGGCGTTCGACGTCCTCACGCTGACGACCGCGTAATCCACGACTGGTCAGTAGACAGGGCGGGCCGCCATGAGCGAACCCGCCCTTTTTCAAGCCCCCAAGGAGAACTTCATGAGCGAAAGCAACGCCAACACCAACAAGAACGCGCAGCCCGGCGCCGGCTCCAACCAAGACTCCAAGAGCGACCCGGTTCCCGGCTCGCAGCTTGCCGCCAAGATGGGCGTCGAGCCCCCGAAGGTCGAGAAGAAGGAGTGGCCGAAGGTCGCGCGCGTGCGCTCCGTCGTGGGCCGCATGGTCCACCTGATCACCGGCCAGGTGATCGACGGCGAGAGCGACAAGAAGATCACCATCGACGGATTCGCCCGCTCGCAGCTCGATGCGGGCAAGTGGGTGGTGGTGACAGACTGATTCCGCAGGGGCCTTCCGCATGGCTTTGACGGACTACGCCGAGAACGACGAAGTTCGCGCCGCCCTCGGCGTGAACAGCAAAGAGCTGTCGGACACGGTGCTGGCATTGCCCGTCTATTTGATGGGCTTGACTCGAGAGCTGAACAAGATCTCGACGTCACTGCCTGCGGCTTTTTCCACGGTCAACGGGATCGCGGTCGATCAGCGCACCGCGATCCAGGAGGCCCTGTACGAGGCGACACGCTTGTTCAGCGTGTACGCCGTCGCGCGTCAGGTGGGCGTGTCGCTTGCGAGCTTCATGCCCAAGGACATCACCGACGGCAAGGCCGCGCTGGGCCGCTTCGCCGGCACGCCGTGGGAAGACACGATGGCCGATGTCGAGCGCATGTACACCGATGCGCGCGACGGCCTGGTGGCCACCTACGCCGCGTACACGAACGCGGACGTTCCCACTTCCGTGAGCTCTCCGCCCACGACGTTCATCGCGTCGAAGCGAAGCTCGGATCCGGTGACCGGAACATGATGACGCTGGCCGACGCGGCCGCGTACTTCGACCGTACGCCGGTCCTCAATCCCGACAACGACAGCTTCCTGTTCAACGGGCAGCTGGAGCCATACGACGACTCGCGGCGCGACGCAGGCGCCGCGTATCGCCGCATCCTCAGCGTCGCGCCGGGCACGGCCGTACCCGAGACGGTCAAGACGCTTGGCCAGGTGTGGCTTGTCGGAAAGAGCGAGAGCGACGCGCTGGAAGACGTGCTTCGCGACAAGTACGTGCTGCAGCCGGTCACCACGAAGGTGAGCGTCAGCCGCCTGAACGACTTCCTTGCCGGCACGGCAACGTCGTCGGTGTGGCTGTCCATCGAGTGGCTCAAGGACGCCAAGGAACTCGAGGTGTCCTCCAACACGGTGCCGATCTACAACGTCATCGCGCCGCCCTCGGCCGATCTGCGTGAGCACGACGTGCTCTGGTACGCCGGGCGCGCGCTGCTGGCGCAAAAGCCGCGGCATCACCCGTCCGGTTACGTGGAGGTCGAGGCGGTGGAGCTCGATCAGGTCTCGCCGGCCGCGGCCACCCTCACGGCTCGCACGTTCGACCCTGTCGCAAGCGCCTACACCACGAGCGGCACCGCCTCGGCGCAGTGCCTTCGCATTCGCTGGCAGAGCCTGTACCTGTACGAGTCGCAGGCGAGCGCGCGGTACCGCGAGGGCGATGCAACCCTTGCGCTTCCCACCGGCACGGCGATCAAGGCTGATGACCGTATCACGCTTGCGGGAGCCGACTGGAAGGTGATCGCCGTGCAGACGCTTGCGGGCGTCGTGTGCGTGCATGCGCGGGGCGTGTGATGGGCCTCGTCAAGAACCTCACCGAGTTCGACTTGGGCATCGACCTGTTCATGAAGAAGGTCGAAGACGCGCCCGTGCAGCAGTTTCGCCAGCTGGTGTGGATGGTGTTCTGCGAAATCCTCGAGCAGACTCCTCAGTGGTCAGGCAAGGCCGTGGCCAACTGGAACATCGGCGTCGGCTCGCCCGACTACAGCTGGGACGACACGCTTGGCGAGCCGGACGTGGGCACGACCGCGCTTCACAACGAGCCCCTTGAAAAGGGCAATCAGGAGTGGATCGAGGTCGCCAAGTTCCGCAATGCCGACAAGATCAAGCTGATAAAGCGGCGCGAGAAGGTCTACATCACCAACAGCGTGTTCGGTGACGACGATCACGGCCGCTCCTCCAATTTCTACCTCGCATCGCTGCAGGACCCGGGCTACTGGCAGCAAAAGCTTCGCGAGGTCAACAAGCCTTACGAGATCGCCACCGAAACGATGATCCGCGTGATCACCGAGTACGGGCGCGGCGGCGGCCTGGCGCTCACGAACGTCGGCGGCCTGTCTTTCGGAGACGAGATATGAGCTTTGACGCATTCCGCTCGGCCGTCGTATCGCAGATCAAGACGTGGATGACCGACAACTACCCGGCCGTTCCTGTGCAGTGGGAAAACGGACCACCGCTTGACCAGGATACGTGCGGGCCGCTGTGGCTGGACGTGTCCGTCAAGGTTCTCACCGGCAAGAACGTCACTTCCGGTGTCCGCGCGCGCGGGCGCGAAAACGGCGTGATCTCCACCAACTTGTATGTCAAGGCCGGCGAAGGCCTGCAGCAGGCCGATGCGATCGTCGAAGGCTTGCGAGAGCTGCTGCGCAACTGCCGCGTGGGCGGCGGCGTGCTGTTTTTCCCGGTGCGCGGCAACCCGCCGCAGATGCTTGGCTGGTACCAGCTGGCCCTGAAAACCCCCTTCTACCTCGACTCGGCGTAGGGGATTGATTTTTCGGAGGGCCTGTCCCTAGTCTGGCCCGAACCTCCCAGAACAACAAGAACAAACGGAGAGAGCAATGGAATTTTCGTCGAGCGCTTCCGGTCAGCTGCGCTACATCGAGGAGGTGACGCCGGGCACCACCCCCAACACCGGCAACGGAGTCGAGCTGCGTATGACCAGCCCGACGACGAAGGCTTCCGTCACCACCACGAAGTCCAACGAAATCCGCAAGGACCGACTGTCCACGGGTTCGACCAACACGGACATGAACCTGGACGGCGGCTTCAACTTCGAGCTCTCGGGCAAGGAGTACGACCCGTTCATGGAAAGCCTGCTGTGCGACGCGTGGGCGCACTACGGCACCTCGGGTCTGGGCACGACGTTCGGTGCCACGACCACGGCCAACACGATCACCGCCGACGTGGCTCCCACGGGCTCGAGCGCCTTCACGGGCATCTCTGAAGGCTCGTGGATCAAGCTTGTTCCTCCGGTGGGCGCGAGCCAAGCCGTGAAGGACTACTTCGCCGATCGCTGGTTCAAGGTCGACTCGACCACGGCGCCGACGGCGACGGTTATCACGCTGGATGCGTCCACGCCGATCGAAGCACCCGGCCTTGTGACGGCGCAGGCCGGCTACAAGATCAGCCAGTCTCTGATCGTCAACAGCACGACCAAGAAGTTCTTCACGCTCGAGTACGAGCTGAGCGACGTGGCCGAATTCCTCGCGTTCCGCGGCATGCGCGCGAACACGATGGACCTGTCGGTCGATGTCGGCGCGATCATCACGGGCTCGTTCGGCTTCATCGGCCTGGGTCACAGCAGCGTGACGGCCACGACGCTGCCGGGCACGCCCACCGCTTCGAACACGCTCGAAGTGATGAACGCCGTCACCGACGTGGGCACGATCTACGAAGGCGCAACGGACCTGCTTGCCAACGGCAGCTTCATCAAGAGCGCCAAGTTCTCGATCAACAACAACCTTCGCGGCCAGAAGGCGGTTGCCGTGTACGGCAACGCTGGCATCGGCGAAGGTGAGCTGGCGCTGTCGGGCACGCTGGACGTGTACTTCCCGGACGGCACCTACTACCGCAAGTGGCTTGCCGGCACGAACACGAGCCTGACGTTCGGCATGGCTGACGCCGCAGGCAACGGTTACCTGATCGAGCTGCCCAAGATCAAGTTCAAGGACGTCGCGCTGAACTCCTCCGGCAAGAACGACGACGTGATGCTGTCGCTGCCGTTCGACGCGTTCTACGACTCGACGATGGGCAAGGGCATCCGCATCACTCGTGCCATCGCCGCGTAATGAATCCGCCGGCTAACGCCGGCTGGTAAGCGAGCCCCTTCGTGGGGCTCTTTCCCCACCCTGCAGAAAAACAAGAACAGAGCATGGATATTTTCAACACCTACGCGACCGACGAAGTCGCAGAAGTCGAAGGCCGCTGGCAAAAGATCGGCAAGGACGCCAAGGTCCTTGTCGCGCGTACCGGCAATGCGCGCTACCAGAAAGAGTTCCGCAAGGCACTCGAGCGCCACGAGGGCGACCTGGGCACCGGTAGCGAAGAGGCCGACAAGCTCGCCGAGGAGATCCTGATCGAGGTGATGGCCAAGACCATCCTGCTCGGCTGGGAAGGCCTGTCCTACCAAGGGCAGACGGTCGAATACAGCGTCGACATGGCCAAGACGCTGCTGCGCGTGAAGGACTTCCGTAAGCGCGTGATGGCGATCGCTGACAACCTGGAGAACTTCAAGATCCAGGCGGAGGTTGCGCAGGGAAACGCCTGACGGCGTACCTCTCCTGGAATTTGAAGTGGGGCGACAGCCTCAAGGCATTCAAGGAGAGGGCGCGCAAGACAGGGGTCAAGCCTGCTCCCCTGCTTGCCAGGCCGAAGATCAAGCGGCATGACGTGTGGTATCTGGAGGCCTTCCAGAGCCTGTCTGCCGCTCGGTCTAACGGCTTCTCCGGCGCGGAGCCCATCGCCATCTCCGAGATCGTCGCCTACCTCAACCTAGAGGGCGTCACAGACCCGCAGGAGAGACGCCGCTTCCTGAACCTTGTGCAGCTGCTCGATTCCGAGTGGATGAAGTTTCACAGGGAGCGGGCCGAAGCGGCCCGACAAGCAGCCAAAAGAGGCTAGGGATTGCGCCCTGTCAAGGGGCGTCCCTAGTCTGTGCTTTCCGAGGCCAGCCCTCGCATAAGAACAACAAGAGCGGGCGGTGAGCGACAACCTCAACATCCAGCTTGACGGCAGTCAGATCATCAAGGGCGTCGACGACGTCCTTTCGGCGCTGCGCGAATTCAAAGCTGCGGTCGCCGACTTCTCCCGCAACGATCCCACCGGCCGCGTGCGCGCCGAGGTGCAGCAGCTCAGCACCGCGGCGGTGACGGTCGTGCAAAGCGTCGAAAGGACGCTTGGCGGCGTGCGCAGCGCCGTCGACAAGGCCATGAACGAGGTCGCCTCGTCGGCCAAGGCCGGCGGCAAGAAGATCGGCCAGGAGATGGCAGACGGCCTGAAGCAGGGCGTCGACGAGCTTCGCGCCAAGGCGGCGAGCAACATCGACCCGCGCACTCTGCTCGGGCTTGACTCGGATCGTGTGCGCAAGTCGGCAACGGCTTCCGCCGAGATCTTCATGGAAGCTTTCCGCTCGCAGTCCGCGGGAAGGCTTGATCCGCGCGAGCTGCTCGGTCTCACGCCGGAAGCGCTGGTAAAGTCTGCGGCGCTGTCCGCGGAGACTTTCAAGGAAGCCTTCGCGCTAGAAGCTTCGCGCGCGAAGAGCGCTTCGAACATCGATGCACGCACGCTTCTGGGGCTCACTCCAGAGGTGATGGCCAAGGATGCCGCAGCGTCCGCTGCGGTGTTCATGCAGGCATTCGAGACCGAGGCCATGCGCGCTCGGTCGGCATCGAACGTTGATGCGCGCACTCTCCTGGGCCTGACGCCGGAGAACCTCGCCAAGTCGGCACGAGCGTCCGCAGAAGTATTCGCCGCCGAGTTCGACGCGAGCATGGCGCGGCTCGCCGGCACGGCCCGCGCGCAGTTCAACGCAGCGCTTGCATCGGCTGCTCCCGGCAGCTTCCAGCTGCTCGGCGGCGGTCGGCAAGGCCTCGTTCCCCCGAACGCGAAGCCCGAGCTTGACTCGCTGACCAGCTCCATGAAGGAGGCGCACTCCGCTGCGCGCGGCCTGGCCTCCGGCTTCGATGCGATCTGGTTGACGTGGGGCATGCTCGGCCCGTTGCTCGCGGGCGCGGCCGTGTCCAACGCCTTCGTGCAGTCCATCAAGAAGGGCTCCGAGTTCGAAAAGACGCTCGAGACGATCGGCTACGTGGCCGGCGCCTCGGCGCAGGATTTGCAGGACCTGTCTAAGGCGTCGCTGGACATGGCCAAGGACAGCCAGTTCGGGCCCAACGAAATCGCCAAGGCGCTCAAGTCGATGGCGCTTGCGGGCCTTGACGCAAGGCAGCAGCTCGAGGCGCTAAAGCCTGTTGTCAACTTCGCGATCGTCGGCGAGATGTCGCTGGAAAAAGCGGCCGAGAGCACCGTGGCGATCTCTACGGCGTTCGGCTACGCCGCGACCGGCTACAGCGCGGTGCAGGACGTCATCGCGAAGGCTGCTGCGGTGTCGATGTCGTCGATCGAGTCGATGACGCAGTCGTTCCGCACGGCCTCCGTCGTCGCTCAGCAATACGGCGTTTCCGTCAAGGATGCTGCGACGTCGCTCGCGCTTTTGAGCCAGATGGGCATCAAGGGCCAGGCCGCGGGTACCGCGCTGCGCAACATGTACAACGAGCTGATCGGCTCGTCGAAGAAAGCGCGCGAGACGATGCAGGACCTGCTGAAGGTCGAGGTCATCGACAACGCGACCAAGGCGATGAAGCCGCTCGCGCAGATTCTGACGGATATCTCCAAGTCTCTGTCGCAGTACGACTTCAAGAGCCAGCTGGCGATCCTGCAGCAAATGGGCAACGAGCGCGGCATGAAGGCGCTCTCGGCCGACTTGACTGCGTTCGTCACCGCCGCGCACGACGCAGGCAAGGATGTCACCACCGAATTCCAGCGCATCCAACAGGAGCTGGAGGACGCGCCGGGCTTCGTCGCGCTGGCCGCGGCCGGCATGATGACCACGACCTCCGCGCAGATGAAGTCGGTGGGCGCCGCGCTCGAGGCCGCGCTTGTCAGGTCGTTCAACAGCGTCAACAGCCAGGCGCAGATCACGGCGCAAAAGTTGAAGGAGATCTTCAACTCCGACCAGTTCCAGCAGCTGCTGCAAAACATCATCTCCTCACTGGGCCGTCTCGTGGAGGCGCTCGCAGAGAATGCGACGAGCGTTGCCGCCGTGGCCTCGGGCTACGTGCTCGGCAAGGCGGCGCTCATAGGCTACGAAGCGGCCGCGGGACTTGCGGCCACCGCCAGCGCCGTCCTCGGTGAATCCGCGCTCGGCGCAAGCGTGGGCGTGCGTGCTCTCATGGCATCACTCGGCCCCATCGGCGCGCTCCTCGCGCTGGGCGCGACGGCCTGGATCATCTTCGGCAATTCCAGTGAGAGCGCGCTTGAGAAGGCGCAAAAAGCTGCCGACGCGCACAGCAAGTCGATCACCGAAGGCATCGACAAAGAGATCGAGCGCCTGCAAGCGCAGATCGCAGCCCGCAAGGAAGGCCTTGACGGTGCGATCGCGCAGCGCAAGGCCGAGGCCGACCTTCAGGTCTCCCGCTTGATGGAGCTCGATGAGGAGCAGCTCAAGATCGAAGAGGCGCGCCACGCGCAGGTCCTGTTCAATCGCGAGAAGCTCGCGGGCTCGGAATACGCGAAGACCGTCGACGGCGAGAAGGCCCTGAAGGCAGCCGACGTCCAGGTCGAGCAGTCGCGCCTTCGCATCGCCGAGCTGGTGGTGAACAACGTCGAGAAGGAAAACGCGCTGCGCGAAAAGCAGCGTCAGCTGATCAACCTCGCGAAGCAAGACGCGCAGGAAGCCGAGCAGGCCGCGGAGAAAGCCCGCAGCGTGATGACGGGCAACCTGAAGTACACGCCGCCCGATTACACGGGCGCGGGCTCGGCGTATGCCAACGAGCTCAAGCAGATCAACCTGATCATCTCCGCCGCGCGCGAGAAGGCGCAGGCGATCGATGAATCGTCTCGCGTGCAAGAGGCGTTCCTCAAGCAAAGCTACGACCGCGGAGTCATCTCGTATTCGGAGTATCAGCAGCAGCTGAGCACGCTGCAGTCGGATCACGAGTCTCAGCGCCTTGCGCTGCTGGACGACGAGAAGTCCAAGGTCGAAGCGAAGATCAAGGACCTGCAAACCAAGATCGAAGGCATGAACCCGAAGACGGGTCCTGCCGACCGCCTTCGCAATGATCTCGAGCAGCTTCGCCAGGAGCTCGCGCGCGTCAACGGCGAGATCACGAAGATCACCGACGACGGGCAGATTCGTGCGGAGCAGGCTCTGACGAAACTGCTTGCGCCGGCCGCCGAGATGGTGCGCAACGCCGAGAAGGAAGGAGCGCAGATCCAGAACAACTACCAGCAGGAGCTTGCCCGGCTGGCGGTGAAGAACAACATCGTGCAGCTCTCCGAGCGCGAGCAGTTCGTGCAGGCGGAGATCGGCAAGGCGGTGAACAGGCAGGAAGACGAGCTGGCCAAGTACATGGCCACGCTCAAGGACCTGCTGGCCAACGTCAGCGACGCGGACTTGATGACCAACCCCGACGTGGCCGGGGCGATCGCCAACCTGATGAAGGTCATCGCCGATGCTTCGCAGCGCCTCACCGACATGAAGGCCAACGTCGCGAAGGCGGCGAGCGAAGCATTCGACGCGCAAAAGATCAACGAGATGGCCAAGAGCCTGGACACCGGCATCGCCGATGCGATCGTCCAGGGTGGCCGCGACGGCCGGCAAAAGCTGCGCGACGTGCTCGAGGAGGAGCTGCTGCGCAAGCCGTTCAAGATGGTCATCGAGGCCATGCTGCAGCCCGTCACCAACGGACTTGCGAGCGCGGCCTACGGCATGTTCGGCCTGAACCAGTCCGGCACGGGCCCGGCCAACAGCGCAGGGGCAGGCGGCGGCGGCGCGAACGGCCTTGGAATGGCCACTCAGCTGTTTGGCAGCTCCTTCGGGGCCAGCAGCATCGGCTTGAACAGCACCCTCACGCAGGCCACGATCTCCAACGGCTTGGTTTCGGGCTTCGGCGCGAACATGGCCAACATCGGCACCGCGATCGGATCGGGTGCATTCGCTGATGCAGCGGCCATGGCGATCCCGTACATCGGCTGGGCGATCGCGGCCTACGAACTCTTGAAGGGCTCGTTCAAGGGCGAGACCCGCTCGGGCGGCCAGTACGGCTACAGCTTCGATGGCACCTCCGTATTTAACCCGCGTCGCGACATCACGCAAAGCGCCAATGGCATCGGCGCGACGTTCCTCGAGGGGCCGAGCGGTGGCGACCAGAATCAGGAAGCCGCGAAGGCCGCGCTGAACGGCACGTACGGCATCATCAACAACATCTTCGAGGGGCTGGGCACCAACATTCGTGTGACCGCTCTGCAGGGCGGCTACGAAAGCTCCGACAAGGGCCGCGGCGGTGTGTTCACCGGCGGCACGCTCACGGGCGGCATCAACTTCGGCGAATCCGGCAAGGGTGACAACTACGCCGGCACGCTATACGAAAAGACCAGCCCCCAGAGCCTGAGCGTCGAGCAGGCCTTCCAGAACTTCCTGACCGACCAGAAGCAGTCGGTCATCGAGGCGCTGCAGGCGTACGCGCAAAGCGTCGGCGCGCAGCTGCCCAACGCGATCCGCAAGCTCATCTCCGGCGTGGACGCCGAGTCGCTGTCGGACACCGACGCGCAGGCGCTGGTCGACAAGATCAACGCGACGATCCAAGGCGTCAAGGGCTTTTGGGATGCGGTGAACGGCGCGCCGGTGCAGCAGCTGAAGAACCTTGCGTTCGACGTTGCTGATGCCCTCGTGCAGGCCAGCGGCGGCCTCGAGCAGTTCAAGTCGAACCTGCAGTCGTTCGTGCAGAACTTCTACTCGCCGGCCGAACAGCGCGCGGGCATCGTGTCTTCGATTACGAAGACCCTGCAGAACGCGGGCTTCAACGTCACCGAGAATCAGATCGCCTCGGCAACGCGCGACCAGTTCCGCCAGCTTGCCGAATCGATCGACGTCACCACCGATTCCGGTGCTAAGGCGTACGCAACCCTCCTCAGCGTCGCCGGTGCGTTCGCTTCGATCACTACGTCCTCGCAAGATGCGACGCAGCAGCTGCAGGACCAGACGAAGAACCTGCAGGACCAGATCAAGACGCTGCAGGACTCGCAGGACACGTGGAAGTCGACCGAGCAGCGCTTGACCGACTTCATGAAGAGCCTTACGGACTTCCGTGACTCGCTGCTTCAGGGTGACCTGTCGCCGCTCACGCCGGTGCAAAAGTACCAGCAGGCGGGCAGTGACCTGCAGCAGCTGTTCGCGAAGGCGATGTCCGGCGATGCCGATGCGCAAAGCCAGTTCCAAGCGAAGGCACAGGAGTTCCTCAAGGACAGCCAGGCCGTCAACGCCAGCAGCGACACGTACACGTCTGACTTCAACATGGTCATGTCCATGTTGAGCCAGCTGAGCACCTCCGCGACCTCGCAGCTGACGGACGCGCAGCAGCACGAAGCGGACTTCCAGCAGCAGATCACGATCCTGCAACAGCAGCTTGATGCGACGCAGACGCAGATCGACGCGATCCATAACGCGTCCGACACGATCACCACCGCCGTGCAGGGCTCCGGCATCGACATCGTGTCGGCGCTGCAGACCATCAACTCCACAGCGCAGTCCATCGTGGCGGCGGTGCAGCAGGTTGTGATTCCGTCGACGACGCCTAGCAGTACGAGTGGCGGCGGCAGCACGACGCCGGACAACAGCGGCGGCGGCCTTTACTACGACGGTGTCACCCCCGACGGCCAGGGCGGCGCGTTTGCCGCGGGCGGCCTTGCCTCCGGCTGGTCGCTCGTGGGTGAAGAAGGCCCCGAGCTCGTGAACTTCTCGAACCCGGGTCGCGTGTACACGGCCGCGCAGACGCGCGCCGCGCTTGGCGGCGGGATGAGCGATCAACTGCTTGCGCAGCTGCTCGATGCCGTGAACCGTCTCGTCGAGCAGCACGGCGCGGGCACCAACGCTTCGATCACCGCGACGCTGCAGGCCGCCGACAAGATTTCTGACGCGGTGGGCAGCGGCGCCAGCCGCACCCGCTGGTCGCAAAACGCCTCTTCGAGCATTGCCCAATGACGGACGCACAGTTCCTTGCATGGTTTCAAACACCCGCCTCGCTGCGCGTGGTGCTGGTGGAAGCCGTCGCCAACGTGAGCGGCGTTGAGACGACGTTTTACATGTCGAATCGCCCGTATGTCACAGGTTCGACGGACACGCCAGCCAGCACGGCGTACGTGACCTGCATCACCGGCGGGCTGGGGTTCAGCGAAAGCCTCGACCTTGGAGGCGGCGCCGCTTCCATGAGCTGGGGTGACATCGAGATCGAGAACAACGGAGGCGTGCGCGACACGTGGCTCAACTACGTGTGGGCCAACCGGCAAGTGCAGGTCTTCGTCGGCGACGTGCGTTGGGCGCGCTCTGATTTCCGCAAGGTCTTCGACGGCGTCATCGGCGACATGGGAAGCCGCGATCAGGACGTGTTGAACCTCAAGCTGCTGGACAAGCTGCAGCGGCTGAACAACCCGCTCACCGAGACAACGCTTGGCGGCACGACAAACAACAAGGACCGACTGCTTCCGCTCACGTTCGGCGAGGTGTTCAACGTCACGCCGCTGCTGACTAACCCCGCGACGCTGGAGTACCAGGTCCACAACGGCTCGATCGAAGACATCATCGAGGTGCGAAGCAACGGCGCCGTGCCGGTGTCGATCACGAAGAGCGTGGGCACGGGCAAGTTCACGCTCAGCGCCGCTCCCAACGGCGCGATGATCACTTGCAGCGTGCAGGGCGACAAGCTGGGCGGCACGTACACGAACAACATCAGCACGCTGGTTCAGCGCATCGTGCAGAACTACGGGCCGGCGTACGCGCGCTTCACCGCGGGCGACCTTGACTCGACCAACCTGAGCGCGTTCGCCACCGCGAACACGCAGCCTGTGGGCCTGTACGTGCCCGATCGCATGACGGTGCTCGAGGCTTGCCAGACGCTGGCGGGCAGCGTCGGCGCACAGGTCGTGATGACCTCGACGGGCCTGCTGCGCCTGATCAAGGTCGACCTGCCCGCGAGCGGCACGCCGACGGTCGTCACGCAGAACGACCTCGAATACCACGGCATCAGCATTGACTCGCGCCCGCCGGTTGTCGCGACGGTAAAGCTCGGGTACTGCAAGAACTGGACGCCGCAGGAAGCGCTTGCCGGCGGCGTCGCGATGAGCTCCATTCCGCTGTACCAGCAGGAGTGGCTCACGGTCACGGCCAACGACTCGACTACCGAGACCACGTACAAGAGTCCGCGTCGAATTCGCGACCAGAACAAGGGCCGAAACCACGGCTCTCACGCGCCGGCTCCGCCTCCGCCTGTTGCACCGCCGCCCGCGTCGGTGGGCTCGTCGGTGTCGCAGCTGTACAAGCTGCACGGCGAGCCCGAGCAGCAAAACACGATGCTGCTAGTTGCCTCCGACGCGACGACGGAAGCGAACAGGCGCCTGACGTTGTGGAAGACGCCGCGCACCGTGTTCCGGCTTGACTGCCGCCCGCATCTGCTGCTTACGGAGCTGGGCGACGCGATCACGATCCAGCACCCTCGCTACGGTCTTTCCGCGGGCAAGACCGGCATCGTCGTGAGCATCGAGCGTGACTGGGTGAACGGCAAGGTCAGCCTCGGAGTGCTCGTCTAATGGCCACGATCGTCAACGCACGGGACGTGCAGCTGCAGGCGACGAGTCCGCGCATGCAGACGGTCTCTCTCGGCTCGAACACGACCGTCGATTTTTCCAACGTCAACGGATCCACGAAGCCGTCCGACAACGCCGACGTCACCGTCACCGTGGTCAACGGTGGCCTGGTGCTGACCAGCGGAGGCATCACGATGTCCGGCGGCGGCTCGGTCAAGGGCGGCCAGACGGCCTTCGACACCGGCACGGGGTTCTTCCTCGGCTACTCGAGCACGACCTACAAGTTCAGCATCGGCAACAGCTCCGGCAACAAGCTCACGTGGGACGGCTCCAACCTTGCCATCGTCGGCAACATTTCCGGAGCATCCAATCTGGATGTCACCGGCACGGGCCGCTTCAACGGTAGCAGCGGAACGATCGGCGGCAGCTCGTGGACGGTCACGGTCAACGACGCGGGCAACATCCGCGGCGGCTTGTACGCGCGCGGCGGGTCCTCGATCGCGGGCGTCTACGGCACAAGCGATTCCGGCATTGGGGTGATGGGAGAGACCACGTCCACCAGTTCGTCCAACGCGGTGTACGGCCACAACCAAGGAACGGGCGGCGCCGCAGGCAGCTTCGTCGCGGAGAACTCCAACGCGCGTGCGGTTGACGCGTTCCACAACGTCAACTCAGGGACCAACTCCGGCTATGCCCTGCGCGCGCAGGGGCGCTACACGCAGACTTGCTCGGGCACCAGCGACATCGGCATGTACGTCGAGACGCGTGGCTCTTCGTCGGGCGCTGCGCAGTTCTTCAACTACCTGGGCGGCTCCAGTACGAGCAAGGAATTCTGGGCGGCGCCGGGCTCGTATGCGGCGTATTCGCCCAGCGGCAAGGGCAAGTACTACTTCCCCGACGGCGCGGGCCCGTTCACGGGCTTTCACCCGGCATTCGTCGCGCGCGATTGCCCCGACAACTTCGAAGTTGGCGACATCGTCGTCGACGAGAAGATGGTCATGAAAGAAGACATCAGCAACGTCGTGGGCACGGCGCGGCTTTCCTCCAAGCCGAACCAGCGCGGCGTGCTTGGCGTCGTGAACGAGATCAAGGACATCACGATCGAGTTCACCTACGAGCAGTTCTGGACGTTCGCTCCGGACTACAAGCTGATGGACGTCAACGCCTTGGGCGAGGGCCAGATCAATGTTTGTGGGGAGGGGGGTGACATAGAGCTGGGTGACTTGCTAGTGTCTTCCTCCATTCCCGGAAAAGGGATGAAGCAACAGGACGACATCGTGCGCTCCTACACCGTGGCCAAGGCCCGGGAGCCGGTGACGTTCAGCAGTCCGAGCGAGGTCAAACAGATCGCCTGCATCTACCTTGCCGGATGACCGGTTGGCAGAAAAGAAGAACAAGAAATGCCGAACCTTCGAATCATTTACGACAACGCCGCCGATCGGGCGACCTCGATCGCTGCCGACTCGACGTCGGGCAGCCTCGTTGCGTCCAATATGCAGACCGACTTGAAGGGCCAGGTGCATCGATCCACGGCCACGAGCGTGAAGTACACGCTGACGTGGACCAACGGAGAGTCCATCGGGGGCGCCGCACTTCCCGCGGTCAATCTCACCGCGTCCGCGACCATCCAGGTCAAGGCATACAGCGATACCGCGGGTATCACGCTGATCGGTGACACCGGCGTTGTGAACGCCTGCCCAGGCGCGGACCTTGGATCGTGGGACTGGTCGATGCCGCTGAACGCCAACGCCTTCGCGTTCGGCGGCGCCGCGAAGACGGCCGTGTGGTTCGACAGCCAGCTGTTCGTCAAACGTCTGGAGATCTACCTCGTCGACACGAGCAACGCCGCGGGCTACATCGACTGCGCACGCATCGTCGCTGGCCCTTACTGGGAGCCGAGCGTGCAGGCCGATTACGGCGTGACGCCGCAGACCGTCGACACGACCGACTCGCGCCGCAACGACGCGGGCGACTTGATCCCCGACGCAGGCACGCTGCACGACCATCTCGAGCTTGACTTGAAGATGATGGACGAGACCGATCGTGCGGGTCTCATGCGCATCATGCGCTCCGTCGGCACGCGGGGAAACATCTTCCTCAGCGTCCTGCCCGGCAACGGCCTGTCCGTCCAGGAGCAGGACCACATGATCTACGGCAAGCGGCAAAACGCCGGCGTGCCGTTCGACTTCTACAACTCTTTCTCGAACAAGCTCGTAGTGGAGGGCTGGTAAATGACCGCGCCGTTTGCGACCAACACACCCGGCCCTCAGGCTGTCCAATACCTCAATGACCTGTGGGACCGAGTTACCACTGGCTTTCAGGGAACGAGCACGACCAGCAACACCATCGGGCTGGGCACGCTGAATTTCACCATCGAGGTCGACAAGTCTTTCGCGACGGGCAATGACGTTCGCCTTGCTGTCACTGCCGATCCTACGAAGTACGTGCAAGGCACGGTGCTGTCGTACAACTCGACGACCGGCGCGCTGAGCGTCAACGTGACTTCCACTTCCGGCACCGGCACGTTCGCGGCGTGGAGCATCACGCTCGAGGGCGGCGCGGGACCGCAGGGCGACCCCGGCCCCGGCTACAAGGCCACCAGCACGACGAGCCTTGCAACAGCGGGCACCGGCTCGAAGGTGTTCACGACGCAGTCCGGCCTTGCGTACTCCACTGGCGCGCGCGTGCGCGCGACGTCGGCGGGCACTGGCGAGTGGATGGAAGGTGTCGTGTCTGCGTACAGCGGCACGACCCTGACCGTCACCATGGACTCGAACTCGGGCACGGGCACGCACGCGGACTGGAACCTGAACGTCAGTGGCCAGCAGGGCGCGCCGGGAACCAACGGCACGAACGGCACCAACGGGACGAATGGCACGAACGGCACCGACGGTGTCAACGCAGGCGTGGGCTTCGTGTTCAGCACGACGACCACGGACACGGACCCGGGCAACGGCAACGTGCAGGCGAACAACGCGACGTTCGCCTCGATCACGCAGTTGTTCTTCGACAACCTCGATTCCGGCGGCAACGATGTCACGGCCTGGCTTGACTCGTTCGACGACAGCACCAGCCCCACCATCAAAGGCAACATCGTTGTTCGGGGCGCCTCGCCCTCGTCGACGGCCCTTGCGCTATTCAGCGTCAACGGCACGGTCGTGAACGGCACGGGATATCGCAAGGTTCCTGTCACACCTGTCAGCGGTGCGCTTCCCGCCAACGGCACGGCTCTTCGTGTCACGTTCTCGCGCGCAGGCGACAAGGGCGCTGACGGCGCGGGTTCCGGCGACGTCGTCGGCCCTTCCGCTTCCGTTGACGGGGAACTCGTTCAGTTCAGCGGCACGACCGGCAAGTTGATCAAGCGGGCGACGGGCACAGGCCTTGTGAATATCACGTCGGGCGTTGTCTCGACGATCACTCTCGACACGGACAGCACTCTCGCGGCAAACAGTGACACCGCGGTTGCTACTCAGAAGGCGGTGAAGACGTACGCCAACTCGCTGTTTGGGGCCAACGACGCGATGGTGTACAAGGGTGTCATCAGTTGCTCGGCGAATCCGAATTATCCGGCCGCGGATGCGGGTCACACGTACCGCGTGAGCAGCGCCGGCAAGATCGGCGGCGCGTCTGGCATCAACGTCGAAGTGGGCGACATTCTGCTGTGCGCGGTCGACGGCACTGCTTCGGGTACGCAAGCTGCGGTGGGTGCGAACTGGGACATCATCCAGACGAACATCGATGGCGCAGTGACGCTCACGGGCGCGCAGACGCTGCAAAGCAAGACGCTCGGCACAGGCACGACCCTCGGCGACAACGTCACCGGCGGCGACTTCCAGCTTACGCGCACTATGTTCAAGGACTGCGCCGTCGCTTACTACGACAGCGGCAGCACGAGCGCGCTTGACTACACGAACGGGTCCCACCAGCGATGGGCACCGACGGCGTCGAGCAACCCGACGTTGAGCATCTCCAACTGGCCGCCGACAGGCAACCTCGGCGCGCTGTTGATCGAAGGCATCAACCTCGGCGCCGCTGGCACGATCACGATGCCTACGATCAACTGGGTCAAGCCCGACGGCACGACGACCACGAGCTTCAGCACGTGGCTGGCAGCCATGACGGGCCGCACTTCGCTTCAGTCGTCGGGAACTGACTGGATCAAGGTCTGGACGCGCGACGGAGGTACCACACTTTACGGGACGTTCGCAGCATGAACCTCCTCGACATCATGATGATGAAGAGGCCGGCGATCAAATCTGGGCCCACATTCCGGTCGGTTGGTACGGCAGTAGCCGGATCGAATCCAACAGTCGGCACTCCCCCCGGGTTTCAGGCCGGCGACTTGCTCGTGCTCGCGGGAACAGGCGGGCAGAATGCGTACTCGCTGCCAGCAGGTTGGTCCAACGGAGAATCCGCAGGCAACGCGCCACGTGAAGCCTTGTTCTATAAGTTTGCGACGGGCTCTGAAACTTCGGTATCCGTTAGCAATGGAGGCGGAAGTGGGCAGATAGTGATGCTCGCGTACAGCGGCGTTACCGCTCTGGATGTGCTGGGTACTCGCAAGACAGCATCGACCGCGACCGCGTCGACTAATTCGCTCACCACGAGCGTTCCCAATGCGCTCGTCATCAGCCTGTTCTCGGAAGACACCACGGGCACCGTACCGGGCACTGTCACTGGCACGACTATCCGCTACGCAGACAACACGACTGGCCGTTCGCTCGTGGTAGTCGATGAGATCCAGGCTGTTGCTGGAGCTAGCACTTCCCGCTCGTGCACCTTTGGTTTAGCCGCCAGTAACGCAGGATTTTCAGCCGCCTTCAAGCCATGAAGTACATCAACACACAGACACTCGAATACCCGTTTACCGAGTTGCAAATCAAAGTGCTGCCGCAATTCGACAACTGCGCGTTCGGAGATCCGTTCGTACCTCCGCCGCCGTTCGAAAAAGTAGTCGACACGGAGCCCCCGACGTACGACCCCGTCACGCAACTGCTCGTCGAGGTGACGCCTGTCGCAGACGCCTCTGGGGTGTGGTCTCAGCAGTGGTCGGTGCAGGCGCGGCCGCTCGCCGACGTACAGGCTGCAGTGTCGAACGACATCGTCGACAAGGTGCAGCAACGGCTTGACGACTTCGCGCGCACGCGCGACTACGACGGAATCGCGAGCCTTGCGGGCTACGCAGGAGACGACGATCCTGTCTTCAACGTCGAAGGCACATACGGCAAGAAGATGCGCAGCCAAACGTGGCGCAAGGTCTATCAGATCCAGTCCGATGCGAACGCGGGCAACTGGCCGACGGCCGGCGCCGGGCAGATGCCGATGTCCTACGCAGACATCGAGTCGTCGCTTCCGGCACTCGCCTGGCCGAATCAAGTGGGGCAGACGACATGACGTGGGAACCCGCGCTCATCCTCGCGTACCTGTGGGTCTTCTGGGGCATGTACGTGCTCGTCATGGGACTGTATCGCGCCTACCTCGACAACCGCTTGAGCCGGGCCGCCAAGGTCCTCGGCTTTCCGTACCTAGCCTTCGGCTACGTGATGGACGTCAGCTGCAATCTCACGATCGCCACGGTGGTGTTTCTGGAGCTGCCGCGCGAGGGGCTCGTGACACAGCGCCTCACGCGCCTGCAGCGCAGCTCCGGCTGGCGCCAGAAGGTCGCTTTCTGGGTGTGCACGAAGCTGCTTGACCCCTTCGATCCGAGCGGAAAGCACTGCTCGTAGGAGTCAATCCCCGACAACGACGGGGATTCCATTTTGCCCAGCGTTCCCCCAAGTATGGGGGCCTGTCCGACAAGGAAAAGAACAATGGACCAGGGTAACGTGTCGGCCGCAGGCCTGAAGTTGTGTGTGGCGTGGTTGGGGGTGTGTGCCAGCTACGTGATCTCGTGGCAGGACATCGCGGGCATGCTCGCTTCCCTGTACACGGCTCTCCTGATCGGAGAGTGGCTGTGGAAGCACGGCGTTCGGTATCTTCTTGAGCGCACCGGCTGGCTCAAGCCGAAGGCTCCGAAGTCCCCATGAGCTACGTTCCTGACGCGATCCGCAAGCGGGTTGTCGTCGGCCTGCTTTCGTTCTCCGCCGCGGGCCTGGTAGGCCTTGCCGGCCACGAGTACTACACCGATGACGCCGTGATCCCCGTCAAGGGCGACGTGCCCACGTACGGCTTTGGCATGACGCATCACCCCGATGGCACGCCGGTCAAGGTCGGTGAGAAGACGACGCCACCGAAGGCCCTGAGAGAGACACTGGACCACATCAAGACAAGCGAGACGGAGCTGAAGAAGTGCGTCACCGCGCCCTTGTTTCAGGAGGAGTACGACGAGCTCGTCGACCATTCCTACCAGTACGGCGCGCGCGTGACTTGCAACTCCAGCATGGTCTCGCGCGCGAATGCCGGTGACTACGCCGGCTCGTGCAAGGCTTACCTAGAGTACCGCTACATCCACAAGGGCAAGCCCAACGAATACGACTGCTCGACGACCGTGAACGGGCAGCGCAATCACGTGTGCTGGGGGGTGTGGGAACGCTCCAAGCAGCACTACGACAACTGCATGGCCGCTCAGAGTAAGTAGGCCGAGAACAACAAGAAAGGCCCGCATGCCATGGAAGCAATCGTCCTCGCCCTGCGGGGCGTCTGGGGACTCATCCCAAAAGGCCTGATCGCCGCGGCACTCGTCGCGGCTCTTGCCCTGAGCGCATACACCGGCGTGAAGCTGGTGCACACCGAACACGAGCTGTCGAAGCAAACGACGGCACTTGCCACTGAACGCGCCGACCGTGCGCGAGAAAACGCGCAGCGCGCGGAAGTCGCCGCAGCTGCTCAAGACAACTTCCGAAAAGCGGAAATCTTGGCCTTCAACAAGGCCCAGGAGAACGACCTTGCCCTCAAGAAAGCCCTCGCTGCTCGCGACGCTGCTCATCGCCGCGAGCTTGCCGATCATGACGAGCTGCTCCACAACGTCGAAGCTTTCCTCGCCGCCGGTGGTGGTGACGTGCCCTCGACCTGCGCCGCTGACCTCCGAGCTGAGCGCAATCGATCTGCCACCCTCGGGAAGCTATTCCTTGAAGCTGACACAGCTGCGGGAGAAATGGAAGACGCAGCTGAGCGCCACCTCGAGCAAGCCCGCGGCCTCAAGCGCCAACTCGAGCTCGATCGCGAGGTGAAATGATGGACAAGGTCGCGATGTACCTCGGGTACGGGCTGATGGCGGCTTCTGGAGTCGCCGCGTTCGCCGGCATTGTGTATCTCGTCACTGAGGTCGCATGGCTTCAAGTGCGCCGCGTGAACGGCTTGAAGAACATCGTCAGCGCGCTGCGAGCACACGCGGACGGAGGCGAGTGATGGCCTCGAAGAAGACGGCGGAAAAGAGCGTCGAGAAGGCGCCGAACGACATCTTCAAGGGCCTGCCTCGTCGCGTCCACATCGGCCCCCGCACGTACCGCATCAAGATCGAGAACCCCGACACGGATCCCGACATGATCGAGAACTACGGCATGACCCATCACGAGGACTTTCGCATCGTCCTCGCTGACAACATGCCGGCAATGCTTGCGGCGGAGATCGTGCAGCACGAAGTCAGCCACTGCATCAACGCCGTCTACAACGTGGAGGACGGCGCCGATGAGGAATTCGCGGTGACGCAGCACTCCCGCGGCTTGACCGAAGTGTGGTTACGCAATCCGCGCTTTCACAACTGGATGATCAAAACGATTCGCCGCGCTCGCAAGGAAGCGGCTCAAGACTGAAAGGACGAAATGACTCTGGTGGATCTGGTGCGCAAGCTTGGCAAGGTGGAGTTGAGCCTGGAGTTCGACGATCCGGAAAAGCCGGTGCTGAAGGTGGCACGCGGCGGTCGCGAAGCGCTTGTGCAAGCGGACGTGGTGCAGTTTGCAACCGGCGGGTCCGTCGTGCTGGTGCACGCGGTGCCGGAGAACCCGACAACGTCGGTGTGAAGGAGAGGGCGATGGATTGTGTTTTCGCGTTTACCGAGATGGGCGTCTCATCGTTCCCGGGCTACGTGAACCTGAGCGATCGAGACGGGGTAGCGGAGCTGACTGTCCGCACGCGCGGGCACGATGGTATGCAGTGCGCTGTGATGCCTGTGCCAGATGACCAGCTGTGGGTGCTGGTCGAGAGTGTGAAGTCGTACCTGCAGAAGAAGGGGTTCAGGCCGCACGTGGGCCTCGCGGCGGAGGACTTCGAGCTGCCGCCCGCTTGCCCGCTGCGTAACGAGGGCGACGACACTTGCGAGGCCTGCCAATGAGCGTGCACACGGCCCTGCTGTGGTTCGGCACGTTCTGCGCGACCTTCGCGCTGGACCTGTGCTGGGTCTACTACATCCGCCAGGTCGAGCGCGGCAATCCGGTCGCCGCGGCGAGCTGGGCTGGCTTCCTTTACCTCACCGCGGCCGGCGCGACGGTGGGCTACGTCGAGAATCCGTGGCTGCTGGTGCCATCGACGGCCGGTGCGATCCTTGGCACGTTCACGGCGGTCACCTACGCGAAAAGGGTCGTGGAGGATTGACCTATGATGGCCTTCACGTTGTGGTGTTTGACGCAGCTCTTCTGGCTTGCATTGCTTGCCGTCGGTGTGGCTTTGTTCGGGGCCTTCGTCGGCGCGCTACTGGGCTACGAGTAGCAGAACCAGTAGCGCACCCCGGAGAGCGAACATTGGCGCGGGTTCCGACGCATTGCAAATCCGTTTAGCTCGGTTCGACTCCGGGACGCGCCTCCAAGAATCCCACTGAAATCAGACAATTAACATGGCACCGAGAGGTGCCCGTTCCGTCGTTTTCTGCTCAAATTCCGTGCATTGCTACTGAAAATCAGTAGCAGCTGCTACTGATTTCGGATGGGGTTGTGCGTTGATGTGGGTATGATGCCCGCCATGAGTGTCAATGTTCAACAGCGCGGCGCTGAGCGGCACCAGCTGCGCGTGATCCACAAGCTGCTGCCGAAGCCCTTCTTTTTCACGTTCAAGAGCGAGCCCGAGGCACGAGAATACGGCGACCGGCTGCACGCGCTGCTCGAGCGCGGCATCGTGCCGCAGGAGCTTCTCGCGAAGCCGGCGAAGGGCGACGACCCGATGGTGCCGGACTTGATCGAGGCGTACCGCAATGCGCAACCCGTGGCGCCGAGTGACGAGTCGGTGCTTGACCTGCTGGAGCTGGAGACCGCAGGCTTGCGAGTGAGTGGTCTGACGTTCGCGTGGGTGGAAGCGTGGGTGAGGGGGATGAAGGTGAAGCAGAACCTGGCGCCGTCGACGATCCGAAAGCGCGTCGGATCGCTGGCCAGGGTGCTCGATTGGCACCTTGCGCACATGGCGGAGAAGGACCCCGACAACGTCAGGGCCAACCCGCTGCGGCTGCTGCGCGTGGGCTACAGCCAGTACAGCAAGGCGGAGGGGAAGGCGGCCGAGGCCGCTGGTGGCGCTGCGAAGGAAGACGTAGAGCGCGATCGACGCTTGAGCCCCGACGAGGAGACGAGGCTGCAGCTGTCGTTGTCGGGTTTCAAGAGGCCCGACCGCGAGCGCCCGCTCGAGCGGGATCCGGACTTCGAGACTCTCGTGTATCTGATCCTGGACACCGGCATGCGTTTGCGCGAGGCGTACCGCTTGCGCGTCGCACAGTTCGATTTCGAGCGCGGCATCATCAACGTCGAAGGCACGAACAAACGCGGCGGAGCTCGCAAGCGGCGCGTCGTTCCGATGAAGCCCGCGGTGCGCGAGCGGATGAAGAAGTTCGTGAAGGGGAAGAAGCCCGAAGAACTCGTCTTCTCGTTTTGGAACGGAAACGATGAGACCCTTGCGAAGACCACCACTCGGCTGTCGCAGCGCTTTAAAACGCTGTTCGAATATGCACAGGTGGAGGACTTCACCGAACACGACCTGCGTCATGAGGCAACGTGTCGGTGGTTCGAGCTGAAGAATGCGAAAGGCGCGTGGACGTTCAGCGACCTGGAGATCTGCAAGATCATGGGCTGGACGTCCACGAAGATGGCGCTGCGGTACCTCTCCCTGCGGGGAGAGGACCTTGCGTCACGACTTCTTTAGGGTTTGGCCACGCGGGCCTGAATGCACTGCAATGCCTGACTCCTGCGTGAAGCCAGCATCACCTCCTGAACACGCACGCACTCTTCGCGAGTCGCGAAGCGTTCGATCAGTGTCGCTGGCACGGAGCTGTTTCCGGCGTCCCAGCCAAGGCTGACCAGCATCCAAATGAGCACTGTGTTCATGTCGGCAGCTCCGGGAGCTGCGGTGCCACACGCTTGCCGAACGGCACGTTCACGACGGATGCAAGCGGGCTGCCCGACTTGCGCTGCTGCAGGCGCTCGGCGGCGTTGATCATTGCGACCTCGTTGACGCGTTGAAGGAAGGCCCCGGTCGGAATGATCCAGCCCGTGCCGAACTTCTCACCGGGCAACGTGCCCGCGCGCAGATGGTCTTCGACAGTCTTGGGCTCGCACTCGAGCATGAGCGCTGCGTACTCGGGGTTGATGATCGGCGGAAGTTCCGCTGTCGCAAGGTCGATCACGGCCGACCTCCTTGCGTTGCCGGCGGGTTCACGCGCGGCCGGTGATAGATCGGCTCGCGCGCGCTGCCGTCGTCATCGCCGTCGGCGGGGCCGTTGTGGAAGATCCATGCGATCGCCAGCAGGCAGCAACCGATGTCCGGCTCGCCGCAGAACCATGCGATGAGACCTGTGATGAAAAGGCCTGTACTCAATGCTCACCTCTTTGTTTTTGTTGTTGTCGGTGAAGGCTGAACTTTACTTCTTCTCGGTCAGGCTTGCCCAGAACGCTGCGGGGTCCGTGCCGGCCGGCGTGAACTTTTCTGCGGGTTCGTCGCTTTCTTCCGGCTCCTCACCCAGCTCTCGCATGCCGCCGCGTGGCGTGCCGCGCCACGAGCGCAGCACCTGCATCGGAACGCTCATCCATCTGCCGTTGAAGGCATCGACGAAGTTGTCGACGTTCGCTTTGACTTCGCACAGGTCGACCTGAATCGACGTCCGAGCACTCTGGTCGCTCACACGCTTGATGCACTTGCCGGCATCGCCCGCGGTCTTCGTAAATTCGACAGGCCACTCGCCATTGTCTGGGTCGTAGACTTTGTAAATCCTCATGCAGGACTCCTAGATTCCCCGCGCTGATCAGGGAAGAAGATGAAGTAAAGAAGGACGGTCAGCGCGTCGCATACCGCGTCCTTGGCGTGCTGATGCCACTCGGTGCCGCGACTGAGCGCGAGACCGAGTTGTATGGAGTCGATGAGCAGGTAGCACACCGACATGCCGAAGATGATCGCGACTAGCGCGACAACGATGTTGGTGAGACTTCTCTTCATCTCGTTTCCTCGAAGTGTTGGTCCACCAGCTCGGAGAGGGTGATTTCGCCGCGCAGTAGCGGCCCCTTGTGCACGTGGCCAAGCATCAGACCGCGCCTCAGCCCGTATAAATCGTCTCGACTGATTTCGACTGCTTTTCCCTCCAGGACGATGTATCCGCAGCCCCACCCGATTTCGCTCATGCCGCAGCTTCGACAAACGCGCATGGGCTCAAGCGCGCCGCCGAAGTTGAGTGACTGGTAGTCACACTCCGCGAGATCGAGATGCTTGCAGGTCTTCTGAGCTCGCCGTACTGCGGCGTTGAGGCGACGCTGTGCGTCGGAGACATCGCTGAGCGCTTTTTGGATGCTTGCACGCATGTGGCCTCCTACAGTGTGATCATGTTGTCAGCCACCGCCTGCGAGATGTCCTCGTGCGTGACCAGCAGGACCTGCTTGAACCCGGCCGTCGCGAGGAAGCCGAGCATGTTGTTCGTGCGTCCGTCGTCGCACGCCGCGGCGGGCTCGTCCAGGATCAGGAACGGCGACATCGGCATGAACGTGCGAACGAGAGCAACTCGAATCGCAAGGCCGAGGATGTCAAGCGTCGAACCGGAAATCGTCTCGCCTGTGACGGGGTGACCGTCGACGGTGAAGGCGTCCGTCGTCTTGCGCACCTTCGAGGGCACGCCGCGCATGTCGCTGAAGTACGTCGACACGGCGTTGAGCACGAGGTTCCAGAGTTGGTCCGCGATGAGAGGACGGCACTGGCGCACACGCTTGAGAAGCGCATTGTTGAACTCGAGTTCGTCGAGCTCCTCACGGCGCTCGCGCAACGCGGCTTCTGCGGCCTTGACTGAAGCCTTCGCACGCTCGTAGTTGGCGATCGCATCGGTCTTGGCTCGCACGGCTTGGTCGTACTCGCGCTGCGCGGCAGTCAGGGCGTCCTGAAGTGGTCTCAGTGCATCACGAGCAGCTTCCGCAGCGGCGCGAAGTGCATCGATGTCGACTCGGTTCGGCCCACGTGCGCGCCGGCCGTACGCGTCCTCGCGCTCGGTGTACAGGCGAGCTCGCTCCGCGGTAAGCGTTTCGATCTTCGCGCTCGCGCGCTCGAATGCACGCTGCTGGTCTTCTGCATCCTTGATCTTCAGCTTCAAGTCGAGGATGGTGTCCTCAACGTCGTCCTCCTGATCGGTGATTTCCGGACCAGTCCACACGAGGAACGGCGGGAGAACGTCGTCCTCGAGTCGCGCCACGTCGCCGACAACGTCAAGGACCTTGAGAACCGGGCGGGACGCGGCAAGGATTCCCTGCAAGCGTTTGATCTCTGCATCAGCGAGCGAGATCTGCTGCTCGGCGAGCCGCGCCTTACCGTCGGCCTCCTCGGCCTGGCGAGTCAGGTGCGCGTTCTTTTCCTTTACCTCAGGCACGTTGCTGAAGTCCTGACCGCAGAAGCTGCAGCTGCCGTCGGCGATCTGCTGACGCAGAAGACGAGCGTCGGTAGAGGCCTTCTCACGCACTTTGACATGCACCTCGCGAGCGGCGCGAACATTCTCGATGTCCTGCTCTAGGGCCTCGATCGTGCCCTTGAACTCGTTGGCAGCGAACTTGTCGTGGCTCTTGGTGCGGATGTAAGGCTCTACCTTCTCAAACTTCTTCCGCAACTCGCCTATGCGCTTGGCATCGTCGATCTGCTGGCGCAGAGCTGCGATGTCGACGTTGTCGGGCGCGGGCGTTGCCTTCAACTCCTTCAACTCAGTTTCGACGTCGATGATCCGGTCGCTCAGCCCGTTCACTTCGCGATCGAGTGCGGCGACTTCCGCCGCTGCCACCTTGCCATCGTTGTAGGCCTTGTTCGCGGCGTCGGCCTTCTCCTGCGCTTCCTGCTGCAGCTTGGTGGCGATGTCGATGTCTTCCGTCGCGCGTTCGATGTCCGCGTTCAGGTCCTCGAGGTCCGGCTCGACCGCAGCCGTGCGAGCTTCATCGAGCTGGCGCTCCGCCGCAGCGATCGCAGCTTCTACCGTCGCCGTGCTGCCAAGCGTGAGCTCCTCCTGCATCTGCTCGATGAGGTTGTCGATCTGGTCGAACTCCGCGAGGCGCTCGATCAGCTTCGTCGTCTCCGCCGCGCCGGCTTCCAGCGCCCCGCGGATGCCGCCTTGCTTGGCCAGGATCAGGCGAGTCGCGGCAACAGGGTCTGCCTTGAGCAAGCGGCACACGAAAGCGGTGACTTCGTTCTGGCCGGTCACGGTGCCGCCGTCGTAGTTCACTTCGGCGCCCGACTTGCCCCGCTTGATCGTGTAGACGACGCCGTCGACACCGAGCTCGAGCTCGACCTTCAGGCTCTTGGGCTCTTCGCCCCACGTCACGAGGTCTTCGAGCGTGGCGCCAAGTCCTTTCACGCCGAACAGGGCGTAGCAGATGGCGCGAAGGAGGGTGGACTTGCCTGCCTCGTTCGCGCCGCGCAGGGCTGTGAGCCCTCCGTTGAACACAACTTCCAGATGCCGATGGCGTTGGAAGTTGGTGAGTCGGATCTTATTCAGCAAAGTCTTTCTCTCCGAAAACAGGAACAGGTTGTCTCTCGAGGAGCCAGCGGAACTGCACCCACCCCACGAAGTTGTTGAAGGGCACCTCTGGCTTTCCAGAAGGGAACGCCTGATGCTCAAGCGGTGACGCGTGCATCGGCTTGGCCGTCGCCAAACGCTTGAACAGCTCGATGTCCTTCACCGCGTCGGGGATCGTGCCGTCGTGGTTCAGGTAGCTCACGCGAGCGCAGCGCGCCGCCGACAGGCGAGCGAGGAACAAGCCGCCGTCCTGGCCCTTGTCAGCGACGACCTCGCGTTCGAAGTCGCGCACGTAGGGAAGGTGCCAGTTGTAGACGTTGTTGGAGTCGGTGCCTCGCTTGGTCGGCGTCGCGTTCGCGATGGCTTCACGAATTGCTTTTGCCAATCGTTGGAAGTGCGGCTCCGCCGCGGGGTGATCGCGCAGCCCGAAGAAGTTCTCCCACTCGGTCGCAGTGACGATCGTGCGCATCCACTGGAACGGCTCCAGCAAACGGTTGACGATCTGCTTGTGCAGGCCGAGATCGTGAAGGCTTTGTGCGAAGTACGCAGCGTGCTGCGCGGCGCGCCGCCACTCGTGCTCGGCTTCCGCGCGCTTGCCGATTGGAATCTCGGCGCCGGACTGCATGCCCGGCTGGTTCGATCCCCACTCCAGCGGCACGAACGGATCGCTCTTGACCTGCTCGATCATCTTCATGACCGGAACAGCGCGCGATGACATCGCGTTGCGCGAGAAGACGCGGTGCGTCATCAGTTCGCCGTGAATGCAGCGCGGATATTCCAGAGCGAGCGTGGGCAGCGGAGGGTGACCGTCGCACACGCTGTACTCGATAACTTCTGCCTTGATTGCCATGTTGTTCTTCTTATTCGGCGGGGGTGTTCAGGACACGGTGCAGGAACTTGTGGTACTTGCGCTGGTCCATGAGTTGGTTGAAACGATCGAGGAATCGCTCGCGCGCTTCTCTCGGCGTCATGCGCACGATCTGGATGCGTGCGGGCTCGCCCTTGATCAACCACGGCGCGGGACTTTCTCCGACGATCTGCTCCTTCTCGGCAAGCAGCACCGCGTTGTCGGCGTGCGTGATCAGCTCGGGCAGCTCGCGCGCCAAGTCGAACTTCTCGGCGACGGCGCCCCACACGGCGTCCTCGATCGGGCCGTATTCCTTCAGGTGACGCTTGAGCGGCCGGTGAATGTCCTTGAGGTACGCTTCCGGCGCGTCGTGCAGCAGGCCCTCGAGCGCCCATTCCGCGGGCACTTCGTACGACACGTACACGCTGTGCTGCGCGACGCTGTAGTGGTCCTCGATCTGGCCGGCGTAGCGGCACTCGTTGCTCAGGCCCACGGCGATGTCGTAGATGTCGACCTCGTCGGCGCGCGGGTCCAGCGGCCAGAACATCCTGCCGCTCACGGTCTGCATCCAGTCACCCTTGCGCCCGCGCTCTTGAGCGAAAGCTGCTCGTGCGGGTTGCTCGAAGTCGTGGCTCATTGCTGGGCCTCCTCGGCGGGGGCCTTCGACGAAGGCGTGACGATCCATTGCACGAGCTTCTGCCCGACGTTGCCGCCGTAGTACAGGCCTACGATCCACTTGATCAGGGACGCGAGGTCCGGGTCGATCTTCAAGTGGGTGAAGACCATGACCTCGATCGACGTCAGGACCGCCACAGCGATCAGGAATTTGCGGGACTCGAACGAACGGGGGATGCGCATGTCAGGCCTCCACCCGGCCTTCGGCCTGTGCGCGTTTGAGATACCTCTGGATCTTCTCGCGGCGTGCCGCTCGATGAACCTCAAGGTCCGCGGGCAGCTTGATGTAGCCGCCTTCGAGCAGCTCGTCGACCGACTCGTACAAGTCGATGATCTCGCCGACGAGTCGTTCCGCGTTGCTGTATGGATTGCCGGGCTGGCGCTCGTCCAGACCGAATCGAATCGCCTTGGAGGCGCGCTGCGACACTTCGTCGCATTCCTCCATGACTAGCGTCAGGAGGTATTGATCCTTGGTCAACATCTTTCTCTTTCTTCTTATCGTGTTGATCTGCGCGCCGGCCCTCGCCGGTCGCGGATGGTTTAGATCAGGTCGTGGCCTGAAAAGTCAATGGATTCCTCCGCGCAGGTTCTTCGGGATCTCGTACACGGTGATGAGCACGTTGCCCTTGAAAAAGTACAGGTGCTCGCCGTAGATCTTCGGCACCGAGCCAGGGTGGTCCTTCCACTGCCCGTCCAGATACCGCTTCAGGCGTCCACGCGCGTCAGCGTGGCCCTTGCCAAGCTCGTACGCGCGCTGCGCTGCCGCCTCGTGCGCTTTCTTCGGCAGCCCAAGGCGCTCTTTCATTCGGTCGTGCGCGTGCGCGGTGAGGGAGACGACGTCTTCAACTTGCGACATCTGCTTCCTCCTCCGGTTGCGCCTCCGTGCGTCCAGTCAGTTCCCTGATCTTTGCGGCCTGGCGCTCGTCAAGCATGCCAAGCAGCAGCCCGATCACGTCGATGCGCCGGATGTCTTCCTGCGTCACGATCTCGTCGTCGGTTGTGTCCAGTCCCTCGACCTGCACCGCGTTGGTCACGACGAAGGAGTGGCTGCGCTGGCGGAACTGCGCGATCGCCTTCACGACGTCGGCGGCTTGCGTGGCCGCTGCTTCCCCGACAACACGTACGAAACCGCGTCCGTCTTCGCTCAGCTCTCCGAGCTCTTGCCAGTCGGCTTCTGCGAACCAGCCGTCGTCATCGTCCTTGGACCACGTCTGGATGTGATCGAACGAGCCGTCCTCGTTGACGATCAGCGCGTACTTCTTGCCGTCCTTTTGTGCGTCGCCGTGCGCAAGGCAATCGACGACCGACGTCGGGAACTGGTTGCCCACGATCACGAGGTGGCCGTTCATCAGCGTGCGGGCCAGGTGCTCGTGGCCGAGCACGACGGTCATGCCGCGATCGCGCAGCTTTCGGACCTGCTCGCGCGAGACGTTCAGGCTGTGGTCGAGTGCGCCTGCGAACGTGTTCTCGTAGTTGCAGTGAAGCAGCACGGTCTTGGCTTCGTCGGGCACTTGCGACAGGGCCAGATCGAACTGCTCCTGATTCACGAGGTGCGGAATCATGTACACGCCCGCAGAGAGCAGCGTGGGCTTTCGGATCAGGCGGAAGCGCCCGGGAAACCATCCTTCGAGGATCACGCCGAGGAACGCGACGATGCCCAGCTTGCTGGAGTCCTTCGCAAGGTCGTGGTTGCCCAGACCCCACTCGAGCTCTTTGTCGGGGTTGCCCTCGAGGAACAGCTTCGCTGTCGCAAGGATCTCGATGCCCTCGGACAGTGGGATGTCGTACTGGTCGGCGAGGTCCCCGTTGACCGTCACGACGTCGCAGTTGTGCTTCACAGCCAGCTGCAGCAAGGCGGCGTGCTTGTCGTGCGCGAACTTGCGCAGGGCTTCGGCGCTGGAAATCGTCGTGCCGCCGGAGCGTTGCACGCCCAGGTGCAAGTCGTTGATGATCAGTCGTCGAGTCACGCTTCTTCCTTTCGTTTCTCAAGGGCCGCGCGCGAGGCCGCGTGGCGCGCCGCACGGCGCTGCGCGTTCTCTTCGGCGGTCAGCTTGTCGATCTGCTCTCTCGACATGCGACGCTTGGGCGCGCACGTCACGCAGATCCATGTAGGCGGCGAGCCCGGGGGCTTCGGGACTCGCCGTGCCCGTTCAAGCGGCACGAAGTGCCGCCCGTACGAGCAGTACTTTTCTTTTGCAGCGCTCAAGGTTTCACCTCGAACACGTACGGGTGTGCGTCGTTCAGCGCTTCGTCCGCGCCGTCGAACGTAGGAAATCCACGCAGGTCCCACGAACCCTTGTCGCCGAACTCCATCAGCATCGAGGCGCGCGGAATCACGCGCCACTTCTCAATGGTCGAGTGGTAAACGAGGATGGGGCACACGCCGCCGCACTTCTCCCGCTTGCGCAGCCGAGGCAGCTGGCTGATCTTGTCGCGTGAGAGCCGATATTCGTGCTCGGTCTCCTTTGCTTCGATCAAACCGAAGGCGGGCGGGTTGCCCGCCAACGAGCCCATGTAGTAATCGAAGTCCGCAGGAGCGGCCTTGATGATTCGACCCGCTGCCTTCGTGTCCGGCAGCCGGTTGAACTCGCGATACACGCTGCGCTCCTGCCACCACCCGAGGTAGTCCTGGACCGCGTTTTCTGTCTCTTTGCCTCGATCGGCGAAGCGATTTGTCTTCTTGAACTTCATTTGCACCCTTTGTTTTTGTTGTTGGTGGGTTGCAGGGGAAAGGTCAGGCCGTCATGAGCCTCGCTCTTCGCTGTTCGTCACGAGCCGTCGAAGTTGCGGCCGCCGCAGGAGATGGCGACTTCGCGAAGACGCGCTCCATCGCCTGCGAGTGCCGTTTCTTCAGTTCGTGACCGCACGAGCGGCTCATGCCGCTGGTGATGTTGGTGCCTCGCACTTCCCGCGTCACGCCGCAGGAGCACCGGCACTTGAAGTACCGTGAACCCTTGCCGCGCTTTTCAGTTTCCTCGAGGATCGTCCATTGACCGATGGTGTTGCCCGGTTCAAGCGTCATGCAGCGACCGCCTCCCCGGTGATCTCTTCGATCGCTTTGCTGATCACTTCGGCGTCGAATTCTTCGCCGCACTCCGTCTGCTCGCCGTAGGACGGGCCGATGGAGATGGAGCCAACGATCGGGATCTGCATGTTCGCGTAAGGCCCGGTCATGCACTGGTGCACGATCCGTGTGACATCGACCAGATGCTCCGGCACAGCGGAGAAGACCAATTCATCGTGGACCGGGAAGTAGAACTGGCAGTCGAAGCGGCCGTCCCAGAACACACCGGAGTCCCACACGCGAGACATGGCCAGCTTCGTCATCTCACCGGCGGAGCCTTGGATGTAGAAGTTCGGACCTTGACGCGCGGCCTTGTCGGCCTCCCAGCGGTTCTCGGACGAGAGCGCCTCGGCAAGGTGGCGCCGCGCGCCCATCATCGTGACGGCGTAGCCAGTCTCTTCGACGGCCTGTCGAACCTCGTCCTTCCATGGGGCGATGCCCGGGAATGCAGCTTCCTTCGCGTCGATGAACAGCTGCGCGGTCTCAGGCTCGACCAGAAGCGACTTGCTCACGGTCTCGGCCTGCGCGTCGTACTGCGTCGCGAAGTTCGTCGTCTTCGCGTCCTCGCGCAACTTCTTCGCCTTCAGCGCCGCCTCGGGGTCCGGGGACTTGCGCATGGCTTGGAACTCCTCGTACGTGATCGTCTGGCCGTTCCACATGAGCGGCGCGGCCTGCACTGCGGTGAGGCTGTGAACGTCACGCAGGTTGTCGCCTACGTAGCAAGCGGTCAGCGCCTCGTCGCCGGACATTTCGGCCATCAGGCGCAGCTCCTGGCCGGCGAAGTCGATAGAGCCCACCAACGCGCGGATGACGTGCGCCAGCACGATTTCTCGGAACTCCTTGCCTTCGCCGCGCTTGGGCAGCTGCTGCACGTTCGGGTTGCTCGCGCTGTATCGGCGCGTGACCGCACGGGACTGGTTCAGGTGGGCGTGCACGCGCCCGTCTTTCCAGTGCGGGATGACGCGATACGTTTTGTAGAAGAGCTTTCGGCGCGTCATCACCGTCTTGACGGTCTGCAGCGCCTTGAGCACCTTGCGCTGCTCGTCGGTCAGGTCCTTGTCCAAGGCGAGGGCCAGATCGATCGCCGTGTCGTCGCCGGCAGCCTTGGCCTTCAGAGCGGCGCGCTCCTCGTCGGTGTACGTCACCGACTTGCCTTGCTTTTCCTTTCGGCGCTTGCGGAAGGCTTCGGCCTTGACGGGATCGTTGCGCTCCTTGTCGGTCAGCTTGATCAGGATGCGCGGCGTGATGCCGATCACGTCGTACAGCAGGCGCTTGATCTGCACCGGGCTGTCGAAGTTAATGACGGGATCGCCGGTGAAGTTCGCCGCGACTATGCTGTTGACGAAGCCGACCTGGTTCTTCTCTACTTCGTCAGCCAGAAGCAGTGCGCTTTGGTAATCGGGGAACTGCTCACGGATGTCGTGGGCAAGCGCGTCCAGCTTCTTCTTGCGCGTATCGAGGTTGCAGCCCCCGGTGACAATCTCCACAGCCTCCTTGACGTTGGCGGGAGTCAGCTCGGTGTACTCGGGGCAGACGGTGCCCGCCCAGCCGTGACCCATCAGGAACTCACGCAGCGTCTTCCACGCCTCGTCGTACCGCTCGTCGTCCTTCTTCTCCATGCCGACGAGCTTTTCCATCGAGATCGGGAAGCCCTTCACGAACGCGAGGCTTGTCAGGTACTCAGGCTTTTGCTCCACGGCGAGATACACGTCCCACGTGTTCTCGATTTCCATGATCACCTGGTGATAGGTGAAGAGAGCAGCCGTGCAGATCGGGTCGTCGCAACCGTAGTTGAACGCACGCTCGGCGGTGAGCTCGTTCATCTTGTATTGCTTGCCGTCGATCGTCGTGACGTGCTCGTACGTTTCCTGCTCGTAATCGAGCTCGAGCTTGCTGCGGTCCTTCAAGCCGAGCGGCAGGTTCTCGTTGGTGTAGCTGGAAGACTGAAGAGTGTCGATCGCGTTCGGCCACATGCCCGCCCAGCCGTTGTCCTTCCACACTTCGCCCCAGTGCTGATAGAGCACCGGAAATTCGTACGCGCGGTTGTGGATCACCGTGTACAGGCGCTTGCTCGGGATCTGCTCGCACAGCTGGCGGCACTGGTCCAGCGTGATGTTCTTGACCTTGTCCGTCTCCTTGTGGTCGACGGTCATGTAGATCGTGTGCTGAGTGTTGTCGCCGAATGTGATGCCCATGCCGGTGAGCTCGGCACCCAACACGTCGATCTTCTCGGTGGTGGACTTCTCCGAGATCGCCATCAGCTTTTCGAGCCACTCGTCTGACTCATCAGGAGTGGAAGCTTCGATGTCCATCGCGACGAAGGGCGAGGTCTGCACCGCGCCCTTGAACCGACGCAAGATCTCTTCGTAGTTGCCGGCGTGCACCAGCGTCTTCGTGCCGTAAAAGCGGCGCAAGTCGTGCACGCGGTTCTCCGGAGCAAGGCTTTCCCACTGCTTGACCATGCCCGCTTTGATCGTGAGCGGGCGGCGACGCGTGTTCACCTCGTCGGCCATCAAGCGCGCAACGCGCCAGCTGGTCGCGACCTGGTCCTTGCTGTCGATGATGCGTTGCAGCTTGGGCATCTGATCGATGTCCTCCCGCAGGCGGTGCAGCTTGTCGGTCTCGATCAGCTCCTGCATCACTTCGAGGCCCTCGAGCCCGAAGGTGCGCACCAGCTCCACGAAGGCGGCGTCACCGAAGTTCTTGGCGCCGGGAATCTTGTCGGAGTTGTCGCCGACGAGCGCCTTGTACAGCGTGATGTACTTGTGCGGGAACATGCCGAACGGGTTCTTGTTAAGGTCGGACCCGTTCCACACGTCTGTGTTGTCGTCGACAAGGACGGACATGTCGCCGTCGCCGGAGCGCACGACGTTGCGGCTCTTGCGAAGGTGCTTGGCGAAGTAGGCCAGCACGTCGTCGGCTTCCATGCCGTCTTGCCACGCGACTGTCATGCCCAGATCGCGCGCCTGCTGCGTGATCCGATCGCGCGCGATGTTCAGCTGTTCGCTGACGGCTTCGTGCTTGTCGCGGCCTGCCTTGTACGTCTCGAGGAACGTGCGACGGCGCGCCTTGGCGTTGCGACCGTCCCACACCAGAATGCACTGGCGCGGGGCAAGGTCGAAATGGTCGAGGTCAAGTGCGACCTTCTCCCAGAAATTGTCGATGCCGTACTGGGCACCGTTGACCTGTACGTCCTTGCCGTTCTCGTCCTGGACGACACGGCCTTCATCGTGATCAACGCCGCGCAGAAGCGCGGCGTTCAGAATCGAGTTGCCGTCGATCAGCAATCTCATTGTTGGACTCCTAGTTGTAGACGGACCTGCCGTCGATGTAGGTGTGGCGGCCGCACGCTTGCGGCAGCACACGTGGCTCGAGCCACGACGGGAAGCCGAGACCCTCGGAAGGCTTCTCGACGACGATCGCGTCGGTGGCTTGGTACTGCACCGGGTTCGTGCTGCGCAGCATCGTCACGACGCCTTCGCGTTGCTGCTGCGAGAGGAACCCGTAGACGAAGTTCTTCGTGACGCCGCTGGACGCCGCGGCGGCGATCAGGCCGGCGCGGGTCTTGGGCGTGCGAAGGAGGGCGAGAAGCATCTTCTCGGCAGCCTCCCTGCGCTCTTGGCGTGTAGGTTGTCCAGCGCGCCGTCTCACAGCAAGCCTCGCTCACGGTCTTGCTGGCAAGCCACGCAGCGTATCTTCCCGAGCGCCAGGCGGCCCGCGGGGATCGGGTCCCCACAGTCGCACTGCGTCTTCGGCCAGGTGCCGTCGGCGTTCTGTACCTGCTCGGGCTTGGCCTTGGCGCGTGCGTTGTTCACGTACGCGTCATTCAGCTGCTGCGTGAGCTCGCTCGCGGCGTCGAGTTCATCTGCCTCTCGCGTCATGCGGGAAGCTCCTCCGCGGGCACCAGCTTGTAGCGCGACACCTCTGTGAGCACCGGCTCGAGATCACCATTCGTGACCTCGCGGTGCACCGTGACTTCCACCAAATTGGTGCCCTTCACGTCGATGACGACGCGTGAGACAAGCTGTCCTTTGAGGCCGAGAACATCGAGCAGGCGTTCGCCGATGGACGCGCCAGTGGCCAGAGCCATAGGATCGTCGTAGCTCATGCCGCGCCCCACTTCTTGTATGCCCAGTCGGTCGCGATTCGACCCACCAGTACGATCAGCGCCGCTGCGAGCGCGCCCGAAAGCGTGGAGGATTCGTAGTTCGCCACCGCAGCGGAGACGTTGGCTGCTATGAAGATCAGTATTACGTCGAGGGTCGAGAAGTCCCTCTCCGAAAGGAACTTCAAGACGAGGTTCAGGGGTGCGTTCATGCGGCACCTCCGAGTGCCTCGAGAACCTTGAGAGCTTCCGCGTGCAGATCCCCGACAGAGCCGTTGTTCGTGATCTCGACGTCGATCAAGTCGTCGGACACGCCCCGCTCGGACGCATGCACCGCAGCTTCGCCGGTCAGGCCGGTGTTGTCGGGGCGAATGATTCTGACCACGATGCCACCGGCTTCGCGGATCAGGCGCGCTTCGTTGTCGAAGCGGCAGTCGGCGCTGACCAGCGGCGGTCGACCTTCACGCACCCAGCGCCGCAGCACGCGATTGACCCACACGTCGGGGCCGAACACCGCGCGCACGCCTTCGGTGCCGAGCTTTTGCAGCGCCTGCCGGCGCGTCATGCCGAGCGCCTCGCAGTACTCTTCCTTCGAGACGTCGTCGTAATACAGATGAACAGGTTCATCTGCGATGAGCGCCGTCACTTCCTTGAGCGCATCGGCGAATGAAACTCGCCTGAATCCCTTCTGCACGAGGGCCTGCGCAAATGTGTCTTTACCGGCTCTAGCCTTGCCGGTGATTGCAACCAATCTCATGTTGACCTCTTTGTTTTTGTTGTTGTCGGGTCGGTTTGAAATCTCTACATCACTTGTGCTGCAGGTCCTCCACGATCTGGTCGATGCGTTCGGCCCACTCGCGACGCGTCTCTGGACGCACGAACCTGTTCGACTTGGGGCCGAACGGGTTGCCGAAGTGGGACTTGAAGTAGCGCGATGTCATCAGCGTTGGCACCGCGGCTTGGTACAGCGCAAGGACCAGCCCGTCGGGCGGGCCCTGCAGAAGCTCTTGGCAAGTCAGGCCCGCGCCGAGGACGTCCACCGCAAGGGCGCGGCGCCGTTTCGGCAGAGGGTGCGGGGCTGGCTGGTTGAAGTGCAACCGAGGGATCAATTTGAATCGTTCACCCTGGATTGCTACGTTCGCGAGCCAAAGCACGTCGTCCCCGACGCGGCCTGACAGGTAGGAGGCAAGCGGGTGCGACGTCTTGATCGGCGCCACGCTCACCTCGTCGTATCCGAGGTCGACGGCGGGCTTCTTCGCCTCCACCGTTCGACCGTGCAGGTTGCTCCATGCGCCTCGCGGCGAAACTTCGAGCAGCGCGTCCTCGAGCTGCACGCGCACGCGATCGCGGCGCACGTCTACTTCCACTGGCGAGCAGTGAAGGCCGACGGCCGCCAGCTTGACCAGTGGGATGCGCCAGCGCGTTGCCGATCGCTTCGTGCCGAAGTAGGCGATGCCGGAGCCTCTTCCAACCGCGCTGCGTGCGACCTTGCCGGGGTTGGGTACGAGGCCGAGGTTTCGATCCACGTACTCTTCCCACGTATTGATCACATCCGCCTCGTCGAATCGAGGCCGGGGCACGCACCACTGGTAGGGCGACACCGTGTCTCCTCGATCGAAGATCGAGAAGCCCGGCAAGTGCGTGACTGCGCCCTTGCCGTTCATCGCGGCATTCACTTCATCCAGCATTTTGTGTCTGGCCAAGATTCTCTCGAGACGGTGTACAGCGCGGTGTGGATCGATCCACTCAGGCAGCATGCTGCTCGAGCAAGGTACGCTCGGCCGCTGTGTCGCGGTTGATCGCACGCTCAGCGTCGAACTTCAGGCCCTTGTATCGATCGATCAGCTTCGCGACGTTCGCCAGCAGGATCAGAGGATCCTCGTGATCCCACGGGGTTTGCTCGACGGCGAACGAGATCAGGCCGAGGGCTTCCCGCGTCGTTTGCACGAAGTCTTCCGGTTTGCGGCCGTAGCCTACCCACCGCTTGGCTTGGTCCAGCAAATGCGTGACTGCGTCGTCGATGAAGTCGAACGGGTCGATTTCGTTGATCGCGCACTGCTCGTGGATCTCGTCGACGTACGAGGTGAAGCTCTCCCACTGGTCGTCGGAGAATGCGAGGCCGATGATGTCTTGCACGACAACTGCCAGCGCGATGCCGTAGAAGACAAGGTCTCCCTTTTCCTCGAGGGCATTCACGTCGTCCGTTGCGTTGCGCAGCTCGCGCACTTCGGTTGCGATGCCGAGTACGGCATGCGTGAAGTCTTTGGAGAGATCGCCGCCCTTGTCCCTGCTGAACAGACCGGCGACGAATTGGGGATAGCCGATTTCGGCTAGGACGCGCTCAGGCGTCAGATCCTGCTGTGTGCTCATTGTTTTTCTTTTTGTACAGAGCGGTTTCGAGAGAGTACTTCAGATCCTGATCCAGATCCATGTTGTTCAACATCCACACGACATAACGACGGTCTTCGCGGATGACGTCGACGATCTTTTTGTCTTTGTGTTTGCCGAACGGAATGGTGTGAACGAGGAACGGCTCGGCAGAGGCCTCAGCAAGCTGCTGAAGGTTCATGCCTGTGCGGTCGCTGATGTGGCGAACGAGGTGGTAGGCGGTCATCACGTCTGCCATGGCTCGGTGGGCGCCTTCGGAAATCGGCAGGCCCAGCGCGTAGATCATGGTGGACAGCTGGTGGTTCTCGCTGTCGGGGTACATGCGACGGACCCAGCGCAGCGTATCGATCTCACCCACCACGTTGGTGATGAATGGCTCAAGGCGCTTGCGATCGAACCCGATCCGGTGCCCCACGAGAACCACCGGCTCAGTGATCTTGCGCCCGTAGCAAGCTTCGTGCTCCATCGAGAAGAACTCCTCGATGGTTGGAGCCCCTTCAACGTCGGCGTTCGTGAGACCGTGAACGCCCGACGCGGCCGCGGAGATCAGCTGCTCAGGGTCGATCAACGCCTGCACTCGCTCAGTGATCGAGAAATCCTCGATCAACGGAGAGCCGCAGGACACACGCACCCAGGCCACTTCGCAGATCTTGTTGTGATCGTCCTTGCCGGTTGTCTCCGTGTCGGCAACGATGAAACTGACGTTGTCGGGGATCATCGGCCTGTCAGGAAACGAGCGACTGCAGCTTCTGGCCGACGGAGGCCGCCTTGGCAGCTTCTGAGTCCGCTTTGTCAGCGGCCGCCTGCGAAGCCGCCGCAGCGTTCAGGTGTGCCTGAGCCTCTTCGGTCTTGCGCTGCTCGAGCGCCTTCAAGCGCGCGATCGACGCGTGCACGGCGCCCATCACGGAGTCCACGTCCCTGTGGACCACGACGCCCAGGTTGGCGAAGAAGTTGCGGATGGAGTTGAAGAAATTCGACATGTTCAGGCCTCGATGAGATAGTTCCACAGGGTCGCTGCGGAGGTTTCCGCGGAGCGTTCGGCGGTCTTCTCGCCGGGGTTGTACGGCTTCATCTCTCCAAGCCGGTACGCGGTCTCCCACTTCAGGAAGGCCGCTTTCAGGTCGTTGGGGTCGATGACGATCGTCGGGACCTGTACGACGACGTCTTTATTTGTGATCTCTCTTGCCATGTTGTTCTCGTTGTTGTTGGCAGGGATGGGGAAAGGGCGGGCCCTCAGGCCCGCCCCTCGGCGCCGATTACAGCTTGTTCGGCAGGGTCTGCTCGATGCGCAGCTTGGTCCACTTGTCGGTGCCCTTCGTCGCCACTTCGCGAACGAAGTAGAACGTGAAGGGATCCTCGGGAACCGTGAAGCCAGGCAGGCCCATCTCGACGCACCGTGCGGTGGTCTTGAGTTGCTCCTGGTACTTGCTGAACGCGGGGATGCTCGACTGCGACAGGGTGATCTGCACCACCTTGCCGACGCCGGCCGCATCTTCCGTGTCCGCACCGAGCACCGCGCAAGCGATGTCGATGAAGCGGCGGCTGCCGGCCTTCTCGAACTCCTCGTCCTCGCGCAGGTACGTCACGTACTCGTCGATCGTCTTGCCGACGAAGCCGCGTTGCTCCTCGCCGATGACATGATCGATGGTCTTGCCGTCCTTCGAGTAGGCCACGTAGTCCTTGGACTTCTGGTCCTTCTCGCCGGGGGAGACCTCGTAGTGCTCGTCCCAGCCGAGCATGCGCACCTTGACCCAGCGGCCGAACGAATCGTCGCCGCCTCCGGTCTGTGCGATCTCGCCGTTGTTGCCCTTGTAGGCGTCGAAGTTTCCGTAGTCGAAGCTGAAGGCGCCCTTCATGGCTTCGACTTCCTTCTGGAAACCCTTGGCCTTCGCGGCCGCATCCGCGACGCTCACCGCGCTGGCTTGCGCCGTTGCGATGGCAGTCGTGGCCGTGGTCTTCGCGGCGGCATCGGGGGCTTGGGTCGAGGCGCCGCTGGCGGCTTCACCGCCTGCGGTCTGGGTGGCTGCACCACCCTCGACGCCCGTCTCTTCGAATGCCGGCTTCTGTTCACCCTTGTGCTTATTCAGTGCCATTTTTCTTGTTCCTTTTCGAAATCAGGCTTCACTATCACGTTTCAAAATGCCGTCCCTACTGCCAGGCTTCGTCCTTGTTTCGGAACGGCTCCACTCCTTCGGTCGTCATCTTTTGAATGGCGAACCGAAAGACCCTTGACTGCCCGCTTTTCTTCAGCGGGCTTTGCATGCCGAGCTTGTCCACGATCGGGGGAAACTTTCCCATCGCGCTCATGAACGCATCGGCACTTGAATACAGCGGTGTAAAGCCCTTGGCTTTACACCAGCTCGAATACTTCACGTACGTCTCGCGCATCAACAGGTGCAGCTCGTTGTTGATGACTGCGTACTCGATGCCCTCTCTCATCGCGTAGGGGCTCTCGGGGTCTTCTGTCCTGGACATCAGCGACAGATCGTTCATCAGCTTGGCCGCCTCGCTCATAGCCGCCACGTTCACTTCAAGCCGTGCGCCGTAGAGCTCTCCCTTCAGTCGATCGAGGTCCGCTTTGAACTCCGAGTCGAATACCGATGTGAGGGCCATGTCGAGGAAGTTCAAGCCTTCCAAAATCACCGCGAGGTTATAGACCTGACGGTCGTGTACGTGCACGTCGACGTACTCGGCTCGCAGCGTATCCACTAGCGGGCGAATCGATGCGGCACGCGACTCCACTGTCTCCATCATGGAAAAGCGTAGAAGCAGGGAGCCAAGTTGCGGCATGAAGTCCGACCCAGCTTTAGCGAGGTTGAAACTATCGGTGTGCTGCCGTGCGAAGTCAGGATTGAACGACACCGGGATCGAGCGCTGCACGATCGCGGTCTGCATCTCCTGCGACTCGGCGAGGAACGCCGTCGGCGCGGAGAAGGTGTAGTCGGTCACGTCTCGGAACGAGCTCTCCGCGGCGCCCTTGCTCATGCCGCCGGAAGCGCCAGCGCCCTGGTTGTAGAGCATGCGGAAGTGCTGCAGCAAGAACTCGGTGCGCATCGGCCCCATTTCCGCTGGCTTGTACTCGTCCAGCAGCAACGGAACCGAGGCCGAGCCCGCCCACGCAGCCTTCAACGAGAAGTTGGTGGACGAGCCCGGGGAGCACCCTCGGATGATCGGTTGCGTCGTGTTGTGGAACATACGACCGAGCAGCGTTGTCGTCAGCGTCTTGCCGCAGCCGGCAGGCCCGTTCGGGTGCAGCAGCGGGAACTGGTCGAACGACGCGTGATAGAACTGCCGGTGAAAGCAGGACACGAACCAGCCGAGCATCTGCGCGACGGTTACTGGATGGTTGATGTCAAGCAGTGCATGCAGCCAGCGCCTCGTGTCCTCTGTGTTTTCGATCGGTTGGCAGTTGTGGATGTCGGTGTTGAACACCGGCTGCGTGGACACGATCGGCTGGAACTTGTACTTGCCAGCCATCGCCTCGTTGTGCGTGAGCACTGAGTCCGGCGCGGACCAGATCACGTCCTTGCTCACACGATCCCTGATCTCCGGGTTCTGGATAACGTCCAGCCCCTCCTTGCGCACGATGTACAGCACCCTTCCGCCTTTCTTTGCGCTGCGCGAGAGCATCACCTGGATGACCCCGGCCTGCGTATCGCTTCCAGAAAACACAGCGCCGAAGCCCGCGCAATAGTTGCTCAGGGCGCTGCGTGATGTGAAGTTCTTCAGGGCGACCATGTGTCTGCCCTTGGCCTCGTTGTCGGCGCGAATGTCGCACTCGAACCCGACGACGAGGCCCTCATCAGCCTCGATCAGGACGCTCGGCTTGCGAAACGCCATGTTCGAAAGCGACTTTGCGCCATCGGCTGTTCGTTTGTAAATCCCCGAGTTCGTGATCATCATCCCCTCGAGCAGTGAGTTCTGCGCCGCGGAGACTTCAGCCTCTACCTCCGAGGGGAGGTTGTCGTTTTCATCGTCGCTGTCGGGGACGTGCCCGATGCCGACGGATTCCGACACGCCGTCAAGGTCGCTCGTGGGAACGTCGACGTCGCACAGCGAACGGATCGCGCCTCGCGAGTACACGTAGCACGGGTTGTCGTGCGTGTAGTCCCACATGCGGCGCAGCTCCTCCTTGCGCTTGCGCGGGGAGTTGTAGCGGCTGCCGTCGCTCTGGTGGTTCTTGACCAGACCTTCGCTGGCTTCGACGAGCTCGTCGGCTGTTTTGCCGAGCGCGTTCGCCGCGATCGCCAGCTGCATCGAGATCTTCTGGAATCCAACGCCTGGCGCAAGGCCTTCGCCGGCCATGATGCGTTTGATGGTCGGCGGGAACTCGCCTTTGTAGCGAGCGAGCAGCTCTTCGTCCTTGCCCGCCTTGGCGCGGCGCTTGACCGCCTCCTCAAGCCTGCCTTGCGCCTTGATGAACGTGGCGGCAAGTTGAGGGCACAGCTCCGGAAGCTCGCGCTGGATCTCTGCGCGCGGCTCGGAGCAGATGCGGTTGTACTCCTCGGGCGTCATCGTGAACGCTTCGTCCACGGTGATCGGCACCTTGTACTTGCCGTTGCTGCGCTGCACGTTCGGCACGCGCCACATGCGCCCGCGTCGTCCCGTGTACACGCGCATGTCCATCGTGTCGACCACGAGGTCCATCGCCATTTCACGATAGATGTACGGCAGCTGCGCCACGCCGCCCTTCATTGCCTTGGGCATGAAGATCGGCTCGGGCACCTCGCAGTGGAAGCCGCGGCCGCCCGTTGCATACAGGCGCACGCTATTAAGGTTGACTCCGAGGTCCTGCAGCTTCGTCAGAAACTGCTGGAACTTCGGAATGGTCTCGCTGACGTCTTCCGCGTCCCAATCGAAATACAGCGGGCCGCTGTATTTCATCTTCGCGTAGTCGTCGCGAGTCCAGCTGTCGTCGGGGGAGGAGTAAGCGTCAAGGACGGTAACGAAGGCCGGCTTGACTTCCTCAATGATTCGCGCTCGGTGCGAGGCAATGGCTTCAACCCATTGGTCCTCACCTCCGGTACGCTGGTACCAGAAAAACACTAAGCCCTCTTTTTTGTTTTTGTTTTCGGGGCCCAGTTACGGGACTCAGTATCTCAATTTGAGATCTGGGAACCGCTCCTGGAATTTATTGAAGGTCACGCAATACGTGTGTCCTTCAACCTGGTGGATCTCTTTGCTGCGAGTCTTCACCAGTACTGCATAGTGGGGTACGAATTGTACCTTGCCATCGGGAGTTTGTTTACCCTTCCAGTGAAATGCAAAATTCTGCGGGACATGCAAAAACAAGTCCCGACCCCGATAGCGTGTCGGAGTCATTCCAATGGAAAATTCCCCGTGCTGGTCGCTCACCAGCACCGCGGGCCCTCCGATTCGCTCCATCACGAGATCCCCGAAGTTGAGAATCTCAATGTTCTCCGGTCGGCCCCCGCGCAGCGTGTAGACCACCATCTTTCGATTCGGAAAAGCAGCCTCCACGTTCAAGGCGCCGTACGACTTGTACGCTTCCTTTTCCACCCTCGGCATTTGCTCCACCAGAGCCATTAAGCTCTCGCGGTCGTCCATGAACTGACCGCCCCTCCGTGAGCCTTCAGAGGTGCCGGAACCTCTCATTTCAGCGGCCATAGATTGCATCTCTTAGATCCTCGAACCCGCCTTGAATTGAATTGACCATCGCGTCGTTGTTAAGCAGATCTCGGAATAGCCGGACCTGAATAGTTTGCTGAGCGATCGCAATACGACACACCACCGGGTTCTCCTGTCCATCCCGGTCGAGTCGCGCAATCGTCTGGTGAAAGTGCAACGCTAGGGGAGGGGCCTCCACAACTAGCGCGTCGGAGCAGACATGTTGCAAGCCGTCCACTCCCATCCCCGCTGCCTGTGGCTGTACTAGGATACACTGACAACGGTCGTCTTCGACGAACTTTGCAATGGCTTCCTGCTTGTCCTTGGGGGACACTTCGCCGTAGATGGCCACAGCGCCATAAGGCTTCAACCTCTCCAAGAGGTAGCGGTTGGTCATCTGGAAGTTGGCGACGATCATCAGCTTCTTACCCGGCCCGATTTCCTCAAAGGTGTTCTCCACTACCTTGAGGACGGCCGGGCGCCGGTCTGGGTTCTGTTCAAAGTGGGCCCAGTTGCAGACGATCTGCTGCAGCATCGCACGAAGGCGCTGCTCGCTCAGGGCGTTGATTTCCCCGCCGTGCTCAAGCTCCACCAACTTCTCTTCGGCTAGCCTCTTATAGAGCTTTAGGTGAGCGGGCTCGAGCTCGTACGGAATAGGTACGTACGTCAGCGCCGGCAGCTCACTGCGGACTTGGCGGCGAATGATACGAGAAGTCTGGACCTTCATGTTCTGCGCAAGCAGGTCCAGGTTCGCCCACTTCTTCACGTTGCCGTAGTCGTCCACATCGAGTACGTGCAGCTGATCGAAGTGCCGCTGATTGCGGTATATCTTGTTACCGGTCAGAAGGCGTATGTATGCATATCCATCCCCCGGCTTCGCGAGCGGCGAGCCGGTGAGTAGCAGCAGAGGGCGGTTCTCGAAGAAGAGCTTGATCGCCTTGTGGTTGTCCGACTTCGTGTTCTTCACCGAAGTGGCTTCGTCCACCGCGCCGCCGACCTTGCGGTCTTTGAACGTCTCGTACAGCGAGTCGAAGTCGTTCTTGAATACCCCCATCGTCGTGAGGATGAATTCGCTGTCGAGACTGACTTCCTTGCGCTGCTTGGGCGTGCCGTAGTAGACAGAAACGCTCACCGGTTGATCATCGGATGTGCGTTTGACTTTCTCAAGCCAGCGCTTCCATTGCAGAAGCAGGATCTCGTTGGGAAGAACGAACACCCACTGCTCGATGCCCGCAGTGAGCTTCCAGTACAGCGCGTGGTGCGTCGAGCCCGCTGTCTTGCCGGTGCCCGGGTCCCAGTAGTACCCGGCCCTGTCGTACTGAGCGAGGAAGTTGAACTCCTCGATCTGGTAATGCCGAAATTCGAACGGGAAAGCGTACTGCTCCCGGACTGTCTCGTAAGGGGTCATTCAAATGGGGGCGGCAAGCCGCAGCCCGCTCAGTGCGAGACCGAGTGGCTAGGGCCTGCCGCCCAAACTGGTTTAGGAAAGCTGCTTGAGCAGCGCCGAATACACCTCTGCCGTGAACGGGCTGTTGCCCACGGCATGCATGGAGCCGCGCCAACGCGTGCGCAGGATGCGGCCGTGCAGGAGGTCCACCATCTGCTTGATGATGACGTTGTCGTGTGCGTGATCGACGAGCCACTCAGGCACATCGCTCACGCGGATGTCTTTGGGAAGCGCCTGCAGTCGCAGCGCTTCGTCGATGCTCAGCATGCGCGGGATCGCGTTCTCCGCGGCCTCGAGGTCGTACTTAACCTCGGAGTTGAACTTGAGAAGTTCGTTGAGCGACTCGAGCGGATCGTTCACATCGGGCGTGCCTTCGACGCCCTCTTGTTTCAGGATCCAGGACGCGCAGTCGTAAAGGGTGCCGAATACGCCGTTGTCGAAGTCTCCGCGCTTGGAGACGTAGAAGATATTTTCCATGTGACCTCTTTGTTGTTTTTGTTTTCGGTCTGGAGCCGCCGGCTACTTCCAGCGGTCTCGGTTCGCGCTCTTTTCTCGGAACGCTACACGCCTGCCTCGCGTGACTTCGCCTTTCGGAGGCTTGGTTTTCACTGGCTCGCGAAGACTCAGATAACCCAGCGAGCCCACCTCTATCTCGTGCCCAGCTTGCAGGCCCATGTCCATGACGAAGTCGAGATCGTCAAGCACCTTGCGCACGTCGGCCGTCTTCATGGAAAGCCGTCGTGCGACGAGTTCGGCGAGCATCGCCGTGGTCATCTTAGATGTGGGCATCGCTGTATTTTCGCAAGAGCTCTGAGGCCTGGTCGATGTTCAGACCGCTCTCATGGTAAGCCTGTTGCCACGGAGCCTGCGAGCGCACCATCACCGTGTTCAGCCACTTCTCGCCGTAATAGCGATAAAGCGGCGTGCGACGCGCGATGTCGCCGTTGATCGCGAACCAGAATTCCTTCGGCGGCAGGCGCAGCAGGCCCCTCACGGTGAGCCCGGGCAGCCGCTTTTCCTGCACGTCGATCTCTCCGCTGTTTCGGATCATGTTGACCGTGTGGCCCACCAGGACGGTGAACTTCTCGTCGTCATGCTCGGGATGTCTCTCGTAAGGGTGCGACACCCATGCGAGATTCCACGCCTCTGCATCCGATCGAAGGATTCTCGAGTACGCGGGGCCGACCCAGCTGTGGCCGGCCTTGACGCTGTAGTCCTCGATGGGCTTCGGTGAATAACGCGGAATGAAAAGTTGATCGCTCATCTGAAAGTGCTTTGGTTGATCAAGGGACAGAAACTGCTTTCCTCACCTCCTCGCGAATGACGTCATTGCCCTTCGCTGTGAAGTGCAAGCCGTCCGTGAGGTCGCTGTTGTCGGGGACTGCCTTTTCGACGTCGATGAGTTCGTCGTACAAGGCGGGCGAGGACCTGATGAATGCGTTGAGCTGCTCACGCCGGTCCCTGACCGGCTCCTGAACGGGGCCAACGGTCGTTGCCACCACGCGAAAGCCGTCGGCGCGGGCCTTGGCCCACAGCGCAGACAGCGCCGCTTCCGCATCGAGCAGTGGGACGCCTCGCACGACGTCGTTCGTGCCGGCGAACAGCACATACGAGCCGCGCCGTCCGGCAAGCGGGTGCACGTCTGCCGGATAGCGCTGGATCACTTCGACGGCAGCGCGGGAGGACGCCACAGCGACGAGGGCGAAGTCGTCGGTGGGCATCTCCTGCTCGAGACTTGTGGGCCAAGTCGTCGCGGGGAAGGCCGGGTCGGCTAGCGAGTCGCCATCGACGACCACCACCGGACGCGTATCCAGAGTTGCTTGTTGGGCGGGAGCGCTTGCGCCTCCACCGCCGCCGCAACCGACAAGAACCGTTGCAGCCAGGATCGTGAGCAGCTTGTTCATGCTGACACCGCCTGTTCGAACTGCGCCTGCACCTCCTCGAGCGTGTCGGCCTTGATCTTGTCTCGTCGCAGCTCCGCGAAGCGTGGCGAGAAGAGCGAGAAGATCTTGTCTTCGCCGGTGGGCTCCATCACGCCGTTCGCCTTCACGGCAATGACGGTGTCCAGCAGCTCGTCGCGATGCTCGTGGATGTATTGCTCGATGTCACGCTTGAAGCCGGACACTCCGACCTCGAGCCTGTCGTCCAGCGTGCGCGCAACCACCGCGCCGAACGTCTTCTCGGTACGCTTGCCCGGCGTGCCGGGTCGGTAGCCGACGATCTTCAAGTCGACCGTCACCTCCAGCTTGAACTTGACCTGGTCTCGGCTGTCGCCGTCGCGCCAGATGGTCGACGGGTGCTTGCAGATGACGCCCTCGAGCCCGCGAGCGAGGTAGGACTTGTAGATCGCAAGAGCCTCGGCGCGCGAGTGGACGACCTTGGTGTCTATCACGCGCACGGCTGCCTGCTGGCCGGCGCGCGTGATCTGGTCTTGGAGCTGCTCGAATCGCTCGTCATAGCGCGCTGCGTAGGTGCCCTTGGCGACCCACGCGTGAATCGGAATCTGATCCCACGCGTCGAAGTGCACCCAGTGCCCTTCAGGAAGGGCGCCGCCTTGCGCGAGGCTGTTGAGGATGCCGTTGCCGATCTGTCTCTCGCACAACTCGCCGCGGTTGTAGACGGTGAGTTCGCCCATCGTGACGGTGCCGGGCTTGAGGATCGATGCCAGCTGCTGCTCGAGATGATCGAGCGCGCCATGCGGGAAGGGCGAGCCTTGCCTGCTCGTGATCAGCACCTCACGCGCGTCGTTGACCTGCACGTTGGCGAACATGCCGTCGGCCTTGAGCTGCACGAAGATGCCGTCGCTCCACGCCCACTTGTCCATGTGGCTGTCCTTCGGAAGCGAGCAGCGCATGTAGGGCGGATCGAACACGAGGTCGGGGAACGCCGTGTTCACGATCGTCACGCCCACGCCGCAGCGCAGGTCCTTGAGCAGGATGCGCCGCAGCACTTCCTGCGACTTGGGTGTGAGGACTTTCAGGCGCTGCAGCACGGCGTCGATAGCCAGGTCTCCGGTGACGTGCCGATCGGACAGCGCGTGAATCAGATCCCGATCGGCATCGCCGAGTACCTCGATGCCGCTGTAGCCGGCGTTGTCGGGGAACGTGTCTTCGCTCAAGAAGTAGACGAAGCTTGCGTCGAGAGCGAATCGCAACCACTCGCGCACGTCGCCTAACGTCTGCACGATGGCAAGCTTGTCCTTCTTGCTGTTGGTTGCAGCTGCGCGCTGCAGGGCGTCGAAGAGATCGTCAGATGTCATGTGGACTCCAAAGTTTTCGTTGGTCAATGAAGCTCGTTGTTCAAGCGAGCGGAAAGGTGTTCGAGGAAATCCTCGAAGTCGAGGTCTTCCACTTCTCGACGTGGCCAGTTGAAGCGACTCAGGTACTCATCGCTTTCTGCGCACAGGCTCTCAGCCATGCGAAGGGCCTCCTCTTTCGAGGTCCAGTGGTATCGCCAAAGCTGCGGAGGTGATGGCGGCGTGGTCAGGTGCGAATACAACAGCACCGCACCCGGATACATCGCATAGCCGAGCGACACCGTAATCGGACCCACCGCGGACTTGAACCCGAACACGTTCGCGATGGGAGGTTCTGACTCCCACGGCAATTCGTTGGGCGCCTTCACGGCCACGTTCGATGCGTGACTCAATTGAGTTCCTTTCTGTTTGTTGTTATTCACGTCGCAGAGACGCGTCCACCTTCGACAAGGCGAACGCGACTCAGGCCGGAGCTGCGGCGTGGCGGGGGCGGCAGCGAACGAAGATTCGCCGCGACACCCAGTTGGTTGAGGACCGTACGATCGAGCAACTGCGCGACCTCGAAATCAAGGCCGTGCACAGCGAGGATGTAGCCCTCGACGGTTTTCTTATCCCTCGACACGTGCGTCGCATCGACCACTGCTTGATCGATTGACACGCGAACGCTCGCATCTTTCGGATCCACGATGAACCATCGTTGATCCACTGTCTCCATCCGGAACTTCATTGAGTTCTTACTCACAATAGGACTCCAAAATTTGTTTCACAAAGAGTCCTCCCTAATGCCTGTTGATTCCGGCGTTTCGCCGGTTGCGCGAATCGCGTTATGCGGTCGCTAGTTGTTCTGCGCGCGCGAGCAAGTCGGCCTGGCGCCACGCGCGCATTTCATCTGGGTCGTACCAGTCGCCACTCGAGTTCGCATGAAGCCGCGGCTTGGGCGGAGGCACGGGGCTGCGCAGCATGTACTGCGCCAGAGACTGTGCGTTCTTGAAGCCGAACTCCTCGGCGAGCTCGCGCTTGTTGCGCAGTGGCTTGCGTGGCTTATGCGGCTTGAAAGGCCTCGGCAATGCGTAGTGGTTCATGGTTGGACTCCAAAGTTGTGAACGCAGTCCTAGATGGACGAGCGCTCGACGTCAAAGGTCGAGGGGTTTTGTCACGCAGGCTCCGCGATGCGTTCTCCGCGCGCGACGATGGACACCTTCTTGAATCCGGAGCCGTGCGCAGGGAAGCCGACGATCGTGTCTCGGTATCCGCGCTGGCAGAGCTGGCAGGTCGCACAGCTCACATCGTCATGCGTGGTTGCTGGGCATACGACGACGGTTCGGCCTTCGGGTGTCTTGGTGTTTTGGGTCTGGTCTGAAGGAAGCACGACGACCACGGGCGCGATGCCGAGGCTCGCGAACGCGTCGGCCTCCTCCAGGTTGTTCGCAGACAAATTGGTGGTCAGGCCTCGGATGTTCGCCCACGCGATTGCCGCGCGGTTGTGCTCAGAGTTCGGGCGGTAGTGGGTGTAGGTGAACCCACGCTTGCCGAAATTCGCGTCCAGGAGCTTCTCGAGCGCCGGCCGATCAATGTTCGTGCCGTCGCCCGGCAAGTCGCCGGCCGCGTTATGACGCCACAGCTGCATCTCAGGCAACGTGGCAACAGCATCGCAGAACATGTCCCAGCCCATGCCGCGATCTCCTCGCGACACAGCGTTCCAGTGCATGCCCAGCGGGCCACCTTCGGCGTAGCACCCGTTGCCGCGGAACGCGCAGTCCGTCGGACACGCGTCACGCGTCGTGATGCTCACAGGAATCGGACCCGTCTTACGGTTGTCCGACTTCAACGTCAGGTGGGCGTAGTACTGCCTCTTCTTATTCATCGTGGACTCCAAACACTGCGGCAAATTGCCGCTACACGTCGCTCGTCTTTCCTCTCCCTCCGCGCGCCCGGTGCGAGCAATCGGGCGGGGCTTCGTTAATTCAAAATATCCTTGAGGCCCTTGGTCGATTTCCTGTATCGATTCTCAAGTTCCTCGGTCGTCGGGGTGTCGTCGTCGCCTACGTCGTTATCGAAGTCGATCACTTCGAGATCGACGTTCTCCAGCAACGGAGAGACGAAGACAGATTGCAGAACGCCGCCGTTGACGACGCAAACGATTCGTGCCTTGTTCACCATGTCAACTCTCCAGCGCCTCGATCGGGACCCACAACCAACCTTGAACCCACACGCCTTCGTCGGAGCGGCTCGCGGCCGCGGGTCGATCGATCTCGATCTCGTCGCTGCCGTGAATGTCCGTCGCGGCTTCGAGCTCGTCTTCGGTTGCGTCGTCGAGCGCTTCGATCCGCACGTCTTGCAGGTACACGATGTCGCCGTTTTCCATCTGGATGGAACCCGAGCCGATGCGGTCATTCAAGCCGCGCGCGAACTCTTCGACGTCGACTTCGCCTTCGGGGTTGTCGGGGATTTCGACAATGAATCTCATGTTGTTCTCCTTTATCCGTGGTCGTACAAACGCAGGTCGGGATGCGTGTCGTAGTCGGTGCTGCTGATCACCGCCGTGAGAGTGGCCGAGTAGGTCAACTCGTCATCTCGCACGCGCTCGTATTCGGCGCGCGCCACTTCGAAATCCTCGTGCACCGACCAGTCGTCACGCAACAGGTCCAGGTTGTCTGGGTCGTCGGCGTCGCGCACCGACGAAACCACGATGTATTCGAATGCCATGTCTTACCCCACTGCCCGCGCAAGGCTGTAGCCGGCCGTCGTGGCAACCCCGTCGGAGTTACCGGTAACGGACCTCTTGATGCATTCGGCGATGCGCCGCGCGAGCGCGATCACCGGGCCGGGCACCACGCCCTGGCCGAGAACGACGTGCTTGACCGTGTTGGACAAGCCCGCCACGAGTGACGGATCGACGCCCTTCAAGCGGGCGTGCTCGTCGCCTGTGAACAGGCGAAGCAGATTCGGTTCCGTCGGGTGCTGCAGCTTCGGCTCGGTGCTGCGGTTCTTCGCGTAGCCCTTGCCGATCGTGCCGACGGTCGTTGCGTGCTCGTCGACGATCTGCATGGCGAAGCCCTTGCCCGCGGCCTTGTCGCGCACTTCCTTGGCGCGCAGGCCCTCCATCGGCGACCAGCTTGACGGGTCGACATCCGGATCTAGGATTTCGCCGACGGTTCGGATGTACGGCTCTTCGGCCCTCAGGCCTTCGAGATCGAGCTGCACGCCGCGCGTAGCGCCCACCATGAACCAGCGCTGCCGTGCTTCGATCGCGCCGAAGTCCTTGCCGTTGAGCGTGACCTCATCGATCGAGTAGCCCATGTCACGCATGAACTGCCGGATGATCTGCGCGCTCGCGGTGTTGGCGTAGTCGGGCACGTTCTCCAGCACGAACACAGCTGGCTGCAGACGCACCATCAGCATCAGGAACGGCGCCACAAGGTGTCCCACCTCGGGGTGTGCCTCCATCATGGAGATTCCGTTCTTGGACTTGCCCGACTTCGACGCGCCGGAGCAGGGGATGCCCGCGATAACGACATCAGTCTTGCGCAAGCGGCCCATCGCCGCCGGGTCTTGAACGAACTCCTGCATGGGCGCGGCGATGAGCTGCGTGCCGTCGGTGATGACGGGGTTCGCTCCGCAGGCGTGCTCGACCAGGTCGGGATAGATCTCGTTCACGGCGGTCGTGCGCAATTGCACACCGGCTTCCTCGAAGCCATCGTGCACGGCCTTGTCGATGATGCCGCCGCCGAACGCGATACCCGCCGCGGTGAGCGAGCCCTCCGCGACGTGCTCCTTCAGACGCTCGAATCGTTCTCGAACTGCAACCTCGGAGGCAAGCGGGCTGATACGGATCTCGTTCTCTCCGAACTCGACTTTCACAGCCTGCATGCCAGCGATGCCGGACAAGTCATTGGCCGCGTTAATGTCGATTACGGGAATAGTGTGGCCATTGATGTCCTTGCCGGACACGACCCGCGTGCCGTTGGGGTCGACCTGAAGCGTAATGATGGCGTCTTTCGCTTCAAGATTGAAGCGTGTTCCGCGCGTCATCCCGCACCGCTCGAGCATCCGGGATTGGAAGTACAGGCGCGGCGCGCCGCGGTGCACGCCCACGTTCTTGACGAGGTAGTCCATCAGACCTCCTCGGGATCACCGACGGGTGCGAAGCGCATTTCCTGCACGAAGACCTTGTTGTCTTTCACGATGAGGTCCCAGCGATCTTCGCTTTCCTCGCCCTGCGCCTCTATGGTGCCGTTGACGGTGTGGTTAGCCTGCAGGAACGGCAGCTGCTTCTTCGCGAGCGCATCGGGCTGGAGGAAGTGCGTGATGATGTATTTCATCCAGGCCGCGGCCTCATAGAACTTCTCGCCGTCGTCCCACACTATTTCCGCTCCATCATCGGTCGGCATCCAGTGGCACCACAGGCCGGGCTGCCCGTCGGGCGGCGCGTTGAAGTTCTCGATGTCCGGATCGCTGCCTTGACCCGCGAATCCTGACCCGTCGACGAAGTAGGGGCCGTTCGCTCGCTGCATGCGACGGGTTTCGTTGAACTTCTTGAGGAACGCGATCTCTCCAGTGTTCAGCGGCGGGTCGATCGTGACCGAGCCAGAGAAATAGGTGGTGTACCCCATGCTGATGGACTCCAAGTTGTGCGCCAAAGCGGCGCGGTGGTTGATGATCAGTGGTTCAGTCGTTCGCAGAGCTCGTCGATCTCGTCAGGATCAAGCCCCTCGTGATCGCCGCCATTCGTGAAGACGTCTTCGTCCATTGCTGGAGCATTGCCCTCGATCGCTTGTTGGACCATCCGCAAGCCGGCAAGGATTGCGTCACGTTCACGGTCGTCGATGTCGTGATTCATGCCGACACCTCGTCGAGGATTCGAACCGGAGCCTGCGTCTCGATCCAGCAATGCGCGCCGCAGTCAAGCGGCTTTTCACTGTGCACGAGCGTTGCAGGGCCGTCGATCGCCACTCGATGCGCGTTCTTGCGCCCCTTGTAGTTGCGAACGATGAGCGGAGGGTCGTTCCGACCCTCCTTTCGGTTCTTTCGGATCACGTGTTGATTCACGTGAAGGATTGTCTTCATGCGTGTGCTCCTGCTTCGAGTTGTTCATTGACGGTTTCCTCTCGCGAGGCGAGTGCGTTGACAAGCATCGACTCGAGTTCTTCCCTCGCGTATTCGAGCCCATACATGCCCCAGACCGAGTCGATGACGCGGCCGGCTTCGTCCTCGATCACGACGCCGTAGACGTCGCCCCTGAGGTACATGTCAAAGGTCTCCACCTCGGCCTTCAGGGTCTCGAGGGCGCGCTTGCGAAGTGCGACGCTCATGCGGCTCTTGCCGAATTCCTTGAGCACCTTCTCGCGATCGGCGTAGACGAAACCGGACTGGCCGCTGTCCCACGGATCGTGGAACGGGTTCGATTCCGCAGCGCGGATCGTCGCGCCGCTGTGCACGTACGAGAACACAGGCATGCCGACCAGCTCGCCGGACCTGATGTCGGCGGCGATTTCGTCCATGCGAGCCTTGCTCACGTTCTTCGTGCCAAGCTTGTATCGCGCGCTGCTGTACGCGATCTCGCCCAGGTTGTCCCACTCGGAGGGACTCGTCGGGTCGCTGTCGTATTCGATGCGGGCAGTCAAGCCGCCGCGCTCGGTGCTGTATATGCTCATGGCGCTTTCTCCTCGGGCGCGCGGTCCTCACGCGCCAGATCGATGACGGCAGGGTCGGGCTCCCACTCGTCGGGCATGGCAGGCGGCACGTTCTCGGCCTCCTTGCGAAGCAAGTTTGTCGCCGCGTCCAGATCACCCTTGTCGATGAGCTCCAGAACACTCTTGGCAAAGAGCGCTGACTCCTCCTGAACTTCGCTGAGCTCGATGCTCGTGTCGTCGAACCTGACGTATTCCGTCCAAGGAATGCTGCGACTGCCTTCGCTTTCGGAGTGGTACACGTTGTGCGGCACCTCGAACTCGTTCAGGACGTCGGTGATGTCGGACATGTTCCCGTAGTTGGCCTCGCCGTCGGACACGACGACGGTGCCCGAAGCGGCGCCGTCGTCTTCGATCGAGCGAGACCAGGTGTCTTTGAACCCGGCGGCGGCCTGCTTCACCTCGTCGATCTGCATCGCAGCGACAGGGAAGGTGACCGTGGTGTAGTAGCGAAAGCCCATGTCAGGCCTCCTCGGGGCCGATGAAGACGTGCCACACGAACGGCGGCTGCTGCACGGTGGCCACGTATCTGACGTTGTCGGGGAAGGGGCTCGTCCAGCCCGTGCCGATGACGTGCACCTGACGCTTCACCTTCGGTGCGTCCGTATCGACGATGGCCCAGATCATCAAGGTGCCGCCCTGCGGCTGCGCGGTAAGGATCTGGGCGCCGGAGGGCATCTCGATCTTGGCCCCCAATTCGCCGCTGGTTGGGAATTTCCAGATCGTGAGCATGTCAGACCTCCGCCTCTTCCTCGCTGGCTTGCTCCTCGATTTGCTCGGCCAGCTTTTCCGCGTCGATGTCGGACTTGTACAGTTCCGACAGCGCAAGCGTTCGGAACAGGCGCACGCCGTAGTAGCCGCTGTTGCCGGGCTCGGACAACGCGGCATAGCGGCCGGGTGCCTTCGGGTTCTTGTTGAAGCCCTTGTAGATCTCGAGCGTCTTGTCGTCGATGTTGATGATGTACGCCCACTCGCAGAACAGCGAATCCTTCAGGAAGCCGGCGCTGTTGTCCAAGAATGGGACCTTGCCTTGGACGTAGGAGTCGATGTCACCCTGCGCGTTGCGCAGCAAGCAGTACCAGTCGTCCTCGGACTGGTTGCTCACACCCAGGTTCACGGTGCCGGCCTCGCGGCACTTCTGCTTCTGCTCTTCGGTCGGCGGCTTGCTGCTGTCGATGACTTCGAGTGAATCCGCGGCCGCGAGCAGCTGCTCGAACGGATACGTCTTGCACGCGACGATCATCGACAGGCCAAGGCCGGTCGGATAGCTGTCGTACTGGTTGTAGGCGAGCTTGTCCTCGCCATCGATGCGAAATCCGAATGCTCCACGGGTTCCCATGTTGAACTCCAAAGTTGTGCGCCAAATCGGCGCGGGTTGAAAACGTCTCAGTCCTGGTGAACTTCGACTCTTGCTTCGCGGCACTCGATGTCTACGACTTCGTTGCCGCATGGTTCGCACAGGTTCTTGTGCTCCTCGTGATGCTCGTGCTCCGGGTAGTAGAACCCGCAGCCGGGACACTCAACGAGAAAGCCCATGAACCAGACCTTGCGCTGTTCGATGCGCTGGATCACGCTGCTCTCCTCGCGGCGCGCCGATCACGCTTGGCTTGCGCAGCGCGCATGCGCTCGAGGTCTTCAGGCGTCGTGTTCTTCTTCTCGAGCTCACGAAGGAGCTGACGAGAAGCCTTGCTCATCGCATTCCTCGTGCCGCCGAGGGTGAGCGCCGCGCCGTAAATCTGCGCGACGATGGACGGGGTCTTTTTCATTTCGAGTTCCTTGTAGTTATTGCCCTCGCCCGCGCGTTGCACGCGGCTGCTCAAGCTGCCGTGTTGATCAGGCCTTGGCCGGCTCCGCTTTGAAGAACTCCGCGGCGATGCTCTTCTTCGTGACCTTGATCACCATCTTGTCGATGGTGGGATCACGTTGCACGCGCCGCAGCCAGTCGACTGGAAGCATTTCGCCGAAGTCGTCGCCTCCAAACTTCTCCGAAGAGTTTTCCCAGAAGTCCTTGTCCTTTCTGGGATCGCAGCCGGCGAAGTAGAAGATGCAGTTGCCTTTGTCTCCGGCCGAAGCCCCGACGTATGCGCCGTGGTCCTTGGCCATGAAGAAGTCGTTCAGGTTGTGCTTCTCGGTGAAACTCAGAAGCTCCAACACTTCTTTTCGGGAGAGGGTGATTTGCGGCATGTCAGACTCCTTTCCTGCTGCTGCCGAAGATCGGGTTCTTGCTGCGCTCTACGTACTGCTTCACGTCCTCCAGTCGGAGGCCGCGACGCACGATGTCGGGGATGTTCCATGCGTCGCCGATCGGGAGATGGATCAGCTCGAGCGGCTTCTCCTTGAGCACCACGTATTGCGCGTAGCCGTCGGCCACGCCGTAGCGCCAGATTTCGCCCGCGAGCTCGCCCTTGCCGTGCAGCTTTGCCCAGGCCTGCACCTTCTTGACGAAGGCATCCTCGGCTTCGTCGTAGCCGGACTCTTGGTAGTTGACCCCCGGCTTCAGGAAGTCGATCAGGTTGGGCGGCTCGCCGACCTCGTCGGGCGCGCCCCAAATTTTGGCTGCCATGTCAGTTCTCCTTCAAGCGTTTGGGACGATCTCAAGATCGCCAACGGTTTCGTAACTCTCGATCCGAATCCCGGGAAGTCGTGGTTCGATCTTCAGCTCTCCAAAGTGACCCACGGCTAGTTCGTCATGGGTCAATCCGTCGAAGCCGAGGATTCGCTCGTAGACGTTGTCGGGGACGTCGAGTTCTATTTCGACAGTGGCGGAGAGCTTCACTTCAGGTCTCCTGCCTCTCGCGATCTCGCAAGTGGAAGAACACCTCGGTGCGACCTGGCGACTCGGCATCGCCCATGTTTTCGATGAACCACCAGAGCGCGTCGCTTATAGGAAGCGTGTCGGTGTATTCGATCGCGACCTTGGCAGCGACCTTCGCACGCAAGTCCTCCAACTCCTTGATCGCGTTGTGGAGCATGTGGTCGTACTCGCCAGCGTTCTCGGCCTCGTTCGCCTCGTACATGCAAAACGCAAAGAGGGTGTCGCCGCAGGACTTCAATTCCGAGGGCTTCTCGACGTGGTTCATGTCACCGTCGGCATACGACTGGCGCACGAGCTCCTGCAGCGGTGTGAACTGCTGCTTCATGTCAGGCCTCCGAATCCGGCTGCTCGTCGAGCAGCTTGATCAGCTCGTTCAGACCCGCCTGGCGCCGCTCGATTTCCGCGCTCAGGCGCTTGGGCCGGTGCTGGATCGTGGACAGGCGCTCGATGATTTCTTCCTGTCTCGAGATCAGCGCGAAGATTTCGTTGTTGGTCATCTCCTTGATGGAGCGACCGTTGACGAGCGTCTGGTTCTCGATGACGATGGGTTCGTTGCTGGTTGCGTTCACGGTGTCTTCCTTTTCGGTGGGGATGGTTGTGAAGGTGGCGACTCGGTAATACCTGTCGTCGGGGCCACGAAAGATCAGTCTCAAAAGCGAGAGCTTCGGGATGACTCCTGCTGCGGGGCGCTCGAGAGCTACGCACATCTCCTCGAGAGTCTTGCCCTCTCGGAAGAGATCGCGAAGACGACGGAGCTCCCCGCGCTCCCACGTATGCCCGTGCTTTGCACGGTGCTCACGGTCTCGCGCGGCAAAGGAGGTGTCAAACGGTTCAGCGCCTCTCATGTCAGTTCTCCGTCATGAGGATCAGCGCGAAGCGATCGCCCTCGTCGGCGAGGTACAAGTCGTATTCGCCGTCGGGTGTGTCGGTCCAGTCAATGTGCCGTGTCCAGATCGGCGGCTTGTCGTCATCGATCGTGAGATCGATATCGGCCCGGCCGTCCTTGGCCACGATGTGCACGATGCCCGGCGTGTCGCCGCTCTTGCGCAGCGCGTCTGCGGCTTCGGTCGCAAGGATGTCGATCAACCACATCCAGCCGGCCTTGCCGAGCTCTTCGACGCCGTCGCTGTATTGGAAGTTGCGCCGGTACCAGTGGCGCACGAAGTAGTTCGCGCCGTTGCGGCTTTCCGCAAGGGCGTTCTTGAAGGCGACTTCATCCATGTTGTTCTTCCTCCTGGCGCTCGAGGGCCTTGAGAAACTGCTCCTCGGTGGGTAGCGCGTCGAGGGCCCATCGACCAACGAAGCGCAGCTTTGAAAAGCGACCGTCACCCACGAACCCGGGGATGTCGCTCCAGTCCGTGTAGGCCTCGAGCACCCTCGAGTCGAGATCGACCACGTAGGCCCACTCGCATCCGAAGAATCCGGGATCGTCGGCGAACGCGAGCTGGTTGAACAACTCGATGCCGGGTTCGCGGTCGTACACCAGCTGCAGAATTTCGCCGCCGGTATCACGGTGAAGCTCCGGGAACTGCTCCTTGAACTTGTCGGAGATGTCGAACGACACCCACTGTCCTTCGGCGCCCACCGACTTCCATCGGTTGTCGACCTCGTCCTCGTCGATGAACTTGGCAGCGCGGACGTTCTCCACGAACCGTGCCGTCTTGGGCAACGTGTCGAGAGATCGCAGGAAGTTGAGGATCGTCCTGCCCTGACCTTTGGGGTAGCCGTCCCACTGGCCGTATTGCGCAACCTTCGTCTGGCCGTCGACGAAAACGGCCGTCAGGTTTCTGGTTCCCATGTTGGACTCCAAGTTGTGCGGCAAAGCGCCGCGGGTTTCAGATGTGGCAGTCGACGACCGTCACGAGCGTGCCTTCAGGAAGCGACCGCACGACTTCCCAGAACTTCTTGTTGTAGTCGCGATCGGTGGCCGGCGTTTTGGTGCTGACGCCAAACCAACCCATCTCACCCGGCTCGATCCACTCGCCCTTGTACAAAAGGGCGTACGTCGCGGCGCCGCGCTCGCCCTTGTACTGGGCGTATGCATCCGCGGAATCGAACGCAAGCACGTCCGTCATCAGATCTTCGGCGTTGAAGAAGAACGCGTCCTTGGCACCGGCCGCTTCGCGAATCTGCTCCAGCAGCGGCTGCGAGTGATACTGATCACGCGCCGCATCCCAGGTCAGTTCTTCCTTCTGCACGCGATCGACGAACGAGCTCCACGGCGTGATGGATTTGCCCTCGACCAGCGGACGCACTTTCAGGTATACGTCTCGATGCTGATCCTTCTTCTCGTCGATCATCGCGTCCCAATCGATGTCCTCGACCAACGCGGAGTCGGCGTGCGTCTGGCTGTCCGGCGGAGGGCCGTCGTCGAGAAGGCTCATCTCTCCGAGCTCTCCGCTCATCGCGCCTTCCTTGAGTTTGAGCTTGCCCGTCCAGCGGCCGCCGATTTGGTACCAGTCCCATTTCGGGTTGTCGCCCAGCTGCTCCTCGAAAGGTGCAAGGGCTTTGTCGACGTCGTTGCTGACGACGAGTACGGTGAAGTGACTCATTTGATGGACTCCAAAGAAGCGGCAACGCGCCGCGGGTTGATGATCAGCGCCAGACCAGCGAGTCAATGCTGAAGTGGCCGGGACCAGCGAAAATGCTCACCGCAAGCAAGGCGAGATAGAGCACTTCCGGCAGATACAGGTAGTCGTCGATGCGATCGCCGATGTCGATAGGCTTGTAGCTGTCGACCTTCTCTCGCGCCTCGCACGCACACGCGACGAGACAGACGATGGCCAGCACCGCAGCAGCGAACGCGGTGAACAGGCCCACGATCAGAAGCAGGCCGCCGGTGAACTCCCAGGACGGAACCCACCATTGGTTGAACTTCGGGAAGGGCACGTGATCGCGCATCAGCGTTTGCACGAGGCCCGAATGCCGATCCTTGTTGAACAGCTTGTGGTAGCCACTCAGGAAGAAAAAGGCGCCGACGGTAACGCGAGCCACCGCCAGCGCGAAGTCAAACGTCCCGAAACCGAACGCTGACGTATGGAGAATCTGATCGACCATGGCGCACCTCACATCATCGGGTTGAGATACGCGAGCTGCATCACTTCGTCGCGCGCCGCGGCCAGCCGCTCTTCGTCGAGCTGAGACTGCGGTGTCCAAGCGCCATCGATGAATTCGCCGCGCTCGCGCGCCAGGATCCGGCGCGAGGTCGCGACAGGAACCGGGACCGAACTCGCGCTGTTCGTGTGAGGCTGCGCGTCTTCCCACCACGACACGGAAACCGTGCCCACGTACAAGTGGCGCGGCTCGATGTCGGCAAGGGCGGCTTCGCGGGTAGGGTACAGATCTCCGGGGTGTCGGTCGTACACGCCGGGCTTGCCGGCGCGGTGATAAAAGCCTGCTCGGTAGATGTTCATCCATCCGGTGACGCGGGCTTTACCGCTCACCAATCTGATGAAATTGGCCAGCAGGTCTCGTAGACCTGCGGGCCAAAAAGAACGACTCGGCGATGTTCCGAACTCCGACGTGGAGAGCGTCTTTGGGCTCTTCCACAAAAGGCTGATGTCCGGGGCGGACCTGTTCATGTTGGACTCCAAAGTTGTAGGACAAAGCGTCCTGGGTGGTGTAGGAATTAACTTACGCAAATTCGCACGCGGGCTATTGTGCACGCGTGCCTGACCAGATGGTGACTTGTTGCAAATGGAAATTCACCACGATGGTGAACTTCACACCATTGGTTAACCGTGCACGGAAAATTTAAAACGTCCGGGTTTGGGAATATCGCTACAGGCGTGACAGATTCACACATTCCCGACAAAAGCATTTGGACAAACATATCGTCCACGGACTCCAAGGGTTGGGCCAAAGCGGCCCGGGTTTGCGCAGTGGCTATCTGACCCGTGTCAGGCTTTGTCGCCGCGCTCTCGACGGTCTGAATCGTCGAGGTTTTATTCTACTGGATGCGTGCACAGTGGTGGCAGGAGACCCGGCCGGTCACTGGGTTTTGAAAGTGCGCGCCAACTCGACGAGCGCCAGCAAGCGGGCTGTCGAGCGTCCCGGGAAACGCGCAACGAATGCGCGCAATTCTCGTGCGTTCATCATGTCCTCCAAAGCCACAGAAGGTTGCCCGCCGCGTTCGCCCACACCGCGTGCTGCGGCGGAAGCAGCCACGACAGAACGAAGAAAAGCATCACGGAGGCCTTCACCACCATGACGTTGTGCCAGAACCTTTTTCGCTCGGCAGCGTCACGCTCTTCGCGCTCTTGTAGCTCGCGATCGATCTCGTGTTGACGACGGCGCCGGCGCATGTCACATCTCCTGCGTGATCTGCTCGATCACGTGCTCGTCACGCACGAACAGTGACACGATGGCAAGCACGAAGCCGACGGCCGCGAACTTGCCGTAAAGGCCGTGAGCTTCGAAGCTGACGGCACCGAGGTAGCTCATGTGCACGTAGTGCTCTGCGTGCACCAGATGGTGCTTGCTCGGTAGACACCAACGGCGACGCTTCGTGAGCGTCGCCCAAATTCGACTGCAATTCATGTTGGACTCCAAAAATAGTTGTTGTAAGTGAGGGTCCGCACGATGCTCTGTCGCGCGGCCTATTCAGCAATGAAGGCACGGTCGATGACGCACGCCTCGTGAGCGTTCGGCATTACCACGGCTCTGGCCTCTTTGACTTTCATGTCACGGCGGTAGCCGTGTTCGAGAATCCATTCATCGGCAACGCCGACGGCGTGCTGAGCATCGTTCGCGTGAACGAGCAAGGCGCCTCCGGTGAGAAGGCCGATGTCGGTGCGATGCGGGCCGATCTCGACAAAGTACAGCTGCATCAGCTCTCTCCGTTCATGCGAATGATCGCAATCACAATGAAGACGACGATCACCAGGCCAGCAGCTCCGAGCGGAAGCATGGCCAGGATGAACTCGGGTTCGATGTCAGGCAGGTCTGCGAGCATCGAGCTGAACTCTGCCCAGTTCACAGCACGCTCCACTTCAGGTTCGTGGCCTCGTTCAGCGCGGCGACGATTTCCTGGTTCGCGCGCTCGTAGGCTTCGAAGGAGCCTACAGAACCGTACCGAAGCGAGTACGCATACGCACTGTCGTACACCTTGAACGACAGCGCCGCTGCGTCGGCGGCGATCAGGTTAAGCGGAATCTTGTCGTTGGCAGTGTTGCGCAATTCCAAGTCGCCGCCCAGGCCGACCACTGCGTAGAGAACAGTCGAGGAGTCATCGACTCCCTTGAATCGAAGCTTCATGCGAACATCCTTCGTGCCTTGTCTTCGAGTTCCCGCTGGCGTTTCATGATCCGAGGCACATCCGGATGCAGCGGGTCGATCTCGCGCATCGCCCACCTGTAGAAGGCCTGCGCAACCATCACGTGAATCAGGTTGAGGATCTTCACCAGAGATCCTCCGAGAACAGTTCCTCGCCGCGCCGCGCCGACTCCTTGAGCAGATGCTGGCCGCAGTCAAGCACGTGCTTCAGCGCCTGGCCGCGGTTGAGGAACTCGCCGGTGTCGGTGAGGAATCCCTGCACCTCGCCCTTGTAGCTGTCGTCGGTGCGAGACAGGTTCGGGTTCTCGTAGAACTGCTCGTGCATCGCGTGCAGCACGTTGTGATGGCGGCCGGGGTGTGGCACGAAGCAGATCAGGTCCTTGACTTCCGCGTGATGCGGGTCTTGGTACGGAAATTTGATTGCAGCAGCGACGATCATTTGCGTTTCACCACCCAGATTCGGTTCGAGTAGCCGTCGTGCTTGATTAAGCTGTCGCGAACGTAGTCCGCATCGCAGCCGTGATCGAAGAAGACGGTGTTGATATGTCGTGCGCCGACGAGAACGAGCCATGCGGTCATGATTCGTACCCCGGGCGCTCGTTACTGGTAACGCGCGGACGCGTGTCCCACTGGCCGCCGTCGCCTGTTGCGAAGCGCAGTCGGCCGCCAATGGTCGCGGGCTTGCCCTCGCGCACGGATCGCGATGCCGGCGGTGAAGGGCGCTGCAGCGGCGGCTTGCCAGCCAGCAGGTTTTCGATCTGCTTCGCCTGCCGCTCGTTCATCGCGCGCAGCTGCTGGTTCTTGTTCACCAGGATCAGGATGGTCGGCACCATCACGATCACGATCAGGCTGAGGCCAAGGATGACGTTGTCGGGGGTCATGGTGTCTCCTTCGAATTCGTGTCCTGGTCAGACGTTGTCACGCCAAAGGCGGCTTTCAGAATCTCGCGCGCGAAGTAGCGGTGATCGTTCGGCCAGAAGCTGCCCATGCGATGCCAGATCGCATCAATTTGCGCGTCGGTCAGGCTCGGCGCTTCAACCGTCTGCACGCCAAGAGCGGCTCGCCGCTTCAATTCCTCGGCATAGTTGCTGAGTGCGTGGCCGCCATATTCCGGCTCACGAGCTGCGGACCATTGCAGGGCCAACATGACGGCGTCATTGAAGGCTTGTTCGCGACCAGCGTCGAAACCGTCCGCGTAGTCGCTGTGCGTGTGCTCTTCGCTGATGGTTCCGATTCGAAACAGGTGGAGCGGCGGATCGCCCTCGAAGCGCATCAATCCGTCTTCCAGCAGGGTCGCGACGACGCCCTTGCACTTATTCACGTCGTCGTCGTCCTCGGGGCCGTCCTCATCGAACGCCGCGCCGAACATCGCACGCTGCACAGCCGCCAGCACTCCCGCCTCGTCGGTCGCGTACTCGATGTGGGCTTTGTTCTCGTCGTCCATCGCGATGAAAAGGAACTGCATCACACGCCTCCGTTTCGAGTTACATCGGCCCGTGAGCCGTTTTGCGATTCGCCCACGCCAGCGGGCACTGACGGCTTGAACAGGGCGCACGCCCACTCGGCCTCAATGGAGTTGAGCCATTGGCGGCTGTATCCGGCCTGCAGGTCCATCGCGCCGTCCTGGTAGTGCCTTTCGGCTTTCGGGCGCGCTCGATCCTCCCAAACCTCCAGCAGCGCGCTGAAGTGGCCGTGCATGTTCTCGACCGCCTCGCGGTCGCGTTCGGTCAGGTGGCTCTGTGCGCGGGCGTCGCTGGTTCCACGAGAGTGCCACCCTGACTCGAAGCCCATGCGATATACGCACGCGAGCAGGCTGCGCATCGGCCCGGCGAACCTCTCTTTCTGCACGCTGTCATCGAACCCCCGGAACGTCGCTTCCTGCGCGTTGGCGAGGTAGGAATCCATCACGGCGCGCTCGCGTTCGTAGTCGCTCATCATTTGCCTCCGTTACCCTGCGGCCGAGCCGCGTCAGACGTTTCGCCCACGCCATAGGCGTCGAGGTAGTGCCGAGCTTCTTCCACGGTGCCGTGGAACGACACGAGCGGGTGCTTGATCCACGATCCGATGGGTGCGCAGTTCCGCGTGTCCGGGATGAAGTCGAGGACAACGGCGACTGGCTTGCCCATTCCGAGCGCCATGCCACATTCGACGTAGGCGCCCTTCAACGGGAAGTCGTCGCACTCAGCGAAGAGGATCACGTAGTCGGCTGCACGAATCTCAGCCTCAATGCGCGCCCACAACTCCGTCAGGTCGGCGGTTTCACCCGGACCGGCCTCATCAATCCATGTGCTGTTGATCGGCCATCCAGCGGCGCGCAACCGCTTCCACATAGCCGGGCGCTCGGGCACGCTGGCCCTTGATGCGACGTAGATCATTGCTGACCTCCGGAGGGCGTTTGCACGCCAGCAAGGTGTTGCCGCAGTGCTTCGCGCTTCATGTCGGGGTTGATGTCCTCGCCGTCCGTGTAGCAGGCCCGCACGCGCTCATCGCCCCACTGAGCGGCAAGCTCTATCGCCCTGTCCACCCAGCTCTGCGCTTCAACCGGACGCACGCCATAGGTGGCGAGCGCACGCTCGACAACGACCTTGATCTGGCCGAAGGTCAGTATCGGCTCGTGCGGGTTGCTGGCGAATGGGAAGTCCCTGTGAATCAGCGCCCACAAGTCGCCGTCGCTGAACGTGCGACGAGTCGGTTCCACGCCAAGGGAGTGCTTGGCCGCTCTGGCAGCCCGCTGCACTGTTTCCTCGCAAGTGGGCTTGACTCGTGCAGAGGGCTCCACGCCAAGAGCGGTCGCCTTCATCGGACAGTCCGCGTGAGGCCCTGGGCACGGCACCTTGAAGCGGTCCACCCTGCATTTCGGACAGATGTAACTCGGGGCTCGCGACGTATCCACGCCAGCCTTACGTCGCGGCACCAACGTGTCGCTGGGCTTTGCAAGCGGGCACCCTTCGCAGCGCGTGCCGATCAGCATCGTTTGATGGCAGCACTCGGCGATCGCATCCGGCATGTCAGCGGCGGTCTGTGCTTCTCGTAGCAGCAGGGAACCAGGCGAGTTGTCGGCATACAGCACAGAGCCTGACATGCCAGCATCGGGTGACCGGTGAGTCATGTCATAGTCGCCACCGTTGTGCTCGCCCACGCGAACTACCGGCGAGCCGAAGACGCGTTCCACCGCTGCACGCAGCTTGGAGCGCCACCAGTAGCGCGGCTTGCCCACGGGGTGCTCTCCGAACATCACGCCATCGAGTTCGTCGGCACCGTAGAGGAATTGCAGGATCGAATTGAGCTCCTGCGTCATGGTCGGAGTTTGAGCACTCATCTCAATTCCGAAGGTGTTGTTCAAGGGTCTCTTGCGCTTCGCGCGCGCAGGCCCTCCACGACGCGACATCGATGAGGGCGTTCGGGCCCCCGAGCTCTTCCTCGGTTGCGGAAAGGACCTGGCCTGCGTACTTGGAAAGGGCCTCGATGACGAAGCCCTGCATCAACGGACCCGACTTCGCGAACTCCATCAGGCGATAGACGAACTCGGTGTTGGTGAGGTGCCCGTCGACGAACGCCTCGGCCTCGGCGATCGCGTCAGCTTGCGCCGTCTCGCCGTCCGAGAGCCAGAACACTTCGTTGCCCATGCGCAAGTCGCCGTTGTACTTGCGAACCTCGTAGACGCCTTCGTTCTTGTCGAAGAAGACATCAGCGGCCCTGCCGGTCTCGAGATTCTTGCGTCCGACGAAGTACTTCATGCCGGCACCTTCTTGGGCTTGCGATACTCGAGGTCGTAGGACGCGGCCACTCTTTGCATTCGCTCCTCGAATTCGAGAATGCCGTCCGAGTTGTCATGCGCGCCTTGGATTCTCGAGAGAAGTCTGGCCGTTTCCAGGTTGAGCACATCGATCCCTGCGATCACGAGCATGTCCGCGAGCAGGTTCACTTTCGAGTTGTCCGAAAGGCCACCGCGTATGGCGAGGTCGATGAGACGCGCAGCAGATGCGTTCTCCACGGCGCCGTCATAGACGTTGTCGGGGATCAGCTGGCCGACGCCGCATGCAAGGGTCTTGCCGTCCTTCTCGAGTCGGTAGCGGCAACCCATGTGGACGCTCTGTTGCGCGAGGGCGCCCTGCGCGCGAATGCCATTCAGGGCTTGATCGAAAATCTGCTGGTGTGTCAGCATGGTTGGACTCCAAAGTTGTGCGCCGAATGCGGCGCGGGTTCAGGCTGTAGCCTCTTCCTTCTGCAGCGTGCGGGGTTCGAACACCAACCTCGGCGCCTTGCCCACAAGTCGCACCATCTCGTCGACGGCGTCGTCGCCGAGGTCTCGGATCGGCTTCAGGACCGCATCAGGTGCCCAGCCCGTAGTGCCAGCTGGTACCAGGCGGTGGTCTAGGCCCATGACACCGCTTTGCAGCATCTCGATTTCCCAACACGGCCCCTGCGGACCACAGAATGCCGTCATGAGCGGGCTCACCTCGTACGGGCCAATGATTCGGCACAGTCGATCTCGATTCGGTCCCTCGATGAAGCGGGCGGTGTCGTCGGGCTTGCAGTTCATGACGTCAGCTCCTCGAAACGACGCTCCAACCTGTTCGCCACCACTTGGTAGTCGGTGAGGTTGTAATAGTCCGGCATGCTGAAATCGCAGTTGGCGCCGCGAGACGCGAACATGTTGGGGTCTCCGAACAAATAGTTGGCGACATCCCAATCGACGAGTAGTTTCCCGTCCGACTCAAGGCACGGCGATCCGGGCTTTCCATCGAAAGAGCAGGACCCACCGGGGTTCGTGAACGCCGCAAAACGACCCACACCCTTCGCGGCAAACTCCGGCCAGCTCACAAGCCAGCCGCCGAAGCATGCGATCGTGCCGCAGCCCGTCGGATAGCTCCACGAGCCCAGGTCCACCGACTTCGGCTTCACCTTGTGCCAGAGCATCGCCGCGAGAAGGACGTTCTCGATCTGTTCATCTTTCGAAAGTTGATTCATCACACCATCTCCAATTCGGGGACGTTCTTGAACTGGCCCGACTCACGTGTGCCCCTGAGCACGTTAGCCAGACGTTTTTCGATCTCCTCACCGCCTGCCGGCCGCTTCACCTCGGACACCAAGTGCGCGAGATAGATCTCGAGCGGCAGCAGCGTCTCGTTGAAGATGTTCGGGATCTGCAGCGGGCCCTCGCTCGTTGCGACCTGCTCTCCGTTACCGGTAACGAGCGGCTCCCACTCCATCCAGTCGAACGGATCGAAGGCGACGATCAAGCCGTCGGCCAGGTGCCCGCGAACCCAGTTCGCCCACACTTCCGAGCCCAGCGACTCCGTGTCGCCGTTCAAGCGGTGCGCGATGAACTCGCCGCCCTTGAGCTCGCCCAGATACGGCATGCCGTCGTCTCCGAACAGGCCGTCACGCGCACGCACGTATCGCGGCGGCCGCTCGTCTTCAGGATCACTTCGGTGCAACTGCTGCACGCGGGCTCGGTACAGGGCGAAGTTCGTGTTGATCCACTCGTCTTTGGCGGGAAACGGCAGCTCAGTCGTGATGAACTGCGGCGCGCCGAACGGACCTGAAATGACCGCGGTCCACGCGCTCACGTCATCGGAGTCGAATTCGACCCAGTCGCCGGTGCCCACGAACATGTGCGCGGACGGCTGAGGGCCGCCGGCATTCGGATACTCGACGCCGTCGACGCCGCAACGAATCATGTTGCCGGTGTGCGAGTAACGCACCCAATGCGGCACCGGGCAGAAGTCGTACGCGGTACGAATCGGCGGGAACAAGCCGAAGCGGTGGCGGTAGCCTTTCATGCGGACACCTCTTCGACAAGTTCATTGAGGACGCTCACGATGTCTTCGTGCGTCGTATGCATGCCGATTCCGTCGTTGAATCGGTACAGCTGTTCGGATGCCGTGCGATAGAAATCCGACTCAGACATTCGGCGGTTGACGACCTGCGCGAGCCGCTTGGCCAGGTCGCTGGCGTTGACCGCGCGGTAGACGTCGTCGATATCTTCGGCGTCGCATGCGAGTCGCTCCACATGGGCGACTGCGCCGCCGAGGCAGAAGCAGATTGCACCCTGCGAGCACGGGTTCACCGCGATGCGGTAGTCGTCTCGCGCCATCGTCCCGCGCGTCCAGCGCGTTGGATCAGAAAGCAGATCGCGCAGCGCGACGGCCTGCGACTTCAGGTTTGACATTTGAGGACTCCTCAGTTGTGCGGCAAAGTGCCGCGGGGTTTGTGTTCAGCCCTTGAACGCCGGCACAGTGTCAAGCCACTTCGAGCCCTTCGAGCGAAGCTTGATCAGGGCCTGCACCGCTGCTTCGGCTGCGTAGCGGCGAATCTTGTCGCGGTCCTTCGGGGACTCGTACGACTTGGCGAGATAGTCGATGGCCACTCCGAGCCGATCTGAGCTCGGAGATTCGCTGTTGAACAGCGACTGAAGCTGCTCGGCAGCCTCTGCTATGTAGAAGAGGCCGCCCGTCGAGTGGACTGGAAACGAATCACGGATGTCCCACACTCGCTCAGGGAAGCCTTCGAGGGCTTTCTCCGCTTGGGCCTGAGTCTTCACGCGCTCGAATTTGTCGGCGTACGAGATCAGTTCAGCGCGTATGTCCTTGCTGATCTCCGTATTGCGTGCAGCCTTGCGCAGCGCCAGAGGCAGCGCGCCATTCACAACACCCACCGCAGTGAAGCGCAGGAACTTGAGGCCGTCGATGTGCTCGCTTCCAAGCTGCGCGATGGCAACGCGAATCAAGCCGCGCGCACGCGCCTTGGGGCTCTCCCAGTGCTGGTCGTTCAGGTTGATCTTGAACAGGCGCACGTCACCATCGACGCACGGCGGATAATCGTCGTGCGGCAGGCCCATCGCGAAGCACACTGCAGCTTCGACGCACATGTGGCCAGGTGTGGGGTTGCCAAGGCCGTGGCTCAGGCCCTTGCGAACGACGCTTGCGACTTTCACGGCGGTGTCGCGCGTGACTTCGGGAATCGATTCCATCTCTGGACTCCTAATCAAGTGCGGCAAAGCGCCGCGGGGTTGGTACCGTTACTGGTAACGGCGGATGATCATTCGAATTCGGCTCAGACCCAGAACGAGCGTCCGCAGCCTTCGACGCACTGGTACTCGTCGAGACGCTCCGTGGGCGGGAATTGGGCGAGGCATTGTTCCTCGGCTACCCACTCCACGTTGACATCGCGGGGCATGACAGTTCCGCAGAACGGGCAGACCTGCGGTCGCGCTTCGGGCTCGCTCACGACTTCACTCCGAGCTTCTTGAGCTGCTTCTTGCTGAAAAAGCCCATGTCGCTGTTGACCGGGTCGGTCACCACGTACGAGCCCTTGTCCTGGCCCTTCTTGTTGTCGTGGTGTTTGACGGGCTTGTCAGATTTCTTCTTCGACTTCATCGCCGTCCTCCACCAGTTCGACATTCGACTCGAGCACGGACTCGCCATCTTCGTCGACGAACGTGCGCTCTCGGTTGGGGCCAAGCACTGTCTCCTGGCTGTCCCAGTTGACGTTGGTGCCGCCGTCGTACCAGACGTCGATCGAGCCGTCGGGCTTGCGCTCGCCGCCTGAGATGCCCGCCACACCCAGCACACTTTCGAGCGTGCCGATGATGGCGATGTCGTGATTGTCTTTGCGTACGAGTTTCATTGCGATGTCTCCAGTTCTCGAACGAGCTCGTCACGCGACTCCTGCGTCATCTCCTCGTTCAGAATCTTTGCCAGCAGCTTCGGGTCTTCGTGGCGCACTCGGTGCGCAATCTCCCAACAGCCGTCACACTGCTTCGTGCCAAGCATGCGCGTGGGAACGCCGCAGAACTTGCACGGCATGGTCTCTTCGGTCATGACTTCTCCTCGGACATTGCGCGTTGAAGCTTGCCTGCAAGTCTGGTCACCCTCTCGTCGCGGGCGACGGCGTCTCCAAGGCGGTGGTTCGCATCGTGCAACTCTTCGAGCATCAGCTCGAATCTCGTTGCGACCTCACCGTCACGAGTGCCCTCAGGCAATTCGTTTCGAAGTCGCGCCCACGCGGCACCGAAAACATCAAAGGCGTAGCTCATTGCTTTTCCTTTCCTCGCGCTTGCGATAGATCTCCAAGCCTCGGTTCCACCTCGCGTACGCACCGTAATGTGTTCGGAAACCGTATTCGCGCGCGAAGTCGACGCTGCTGCTGTGAAGCAGCTCGGCTTCATCGACGCCACCGGCATCGCGCAGGGCGTCTGCGACTTGGTACGGCGTGCGGCACGCGTACTCCTTGCCGCCGATGATCTCTGTGCTCAGGATCAGCGCGCCGTCTTCGGCGCTCATGTACTTGATCACGCTTGTGCCTCCGCAGCCGCACGAGCGGCCGCAAGGACGCGGCGCCACGACGTCATGTCGATGCCGTGGAAGCTCTGGTCGATCGCACCGCGTTCGGCTGCGGCTTCTTCGCCGCGCTTCCAGCGCATCAGCGCGTACTCGATCACCATTCGAGTTTGCAGCGGCGCATCCGGCCAGAACTTGGCGAGCTCGGCCAGGCCCGCAGCAACATCGATTCGATCCACGTTCACACCCGGTGTGGGTCGAGGGTTGCCGCCGCTCGTCGGCCAAATCAGCGGACGATCGCAAAGCACTCTGCCGTTGTCGGGGTCGTGGATCATCATGGTTGCTGCGCCTTTCTGTTGTCGACCTGGACTTCGAACATGGCGTCGTTCGCGCATCGAACTTCGAGTTCCGAATGAAACCCGTCTGCTACGTAGGTGTCAGATTCCACCCAGCGCACGCCGCCGTTGCTGGCGCACACCTCTTCGGCTTTCTGCCACGCCTTGCCGCTGACCGCGTGAGTGCACGCAGCAAGCGTGATCGCCATTGCGATCGCAAGCATCGCTGTCTTCATCTAGAATCTCCTTTCAACACCAGTGAATGCGCACCTTGCCGATGCGCACCCACCAATAGAAACGATTGCGGCAGCGGATCCCGATCGCCCACGTGATCCAACCGCGAAGCTTCACGAGCGGCTTCATGGCTCGCGCGGAAGCTGAGGCTTGGGCGCGAAGAACACCGCAAGCACTCCCACTA